AAGAGAACTAGCAAAATGATCAGTAAAAGAGATACCTCAAATCGCTTCGCTCCCTCGGCATCACTGATCATTTCACTATACGGCTTCGCCTTAGAGGGACTGAAGAAGATTATATGATTTTCCCGACTGGCCGAATTCCGAGATTGGAGCGGAGCGAAAATCGAGGGAATGAGGGTAGAATTTAAAGTGATATATTTTTTAGAAGAAATGACTTTTAAGTAAATTATATGATCTATCCCCGATAAATCTCACAATTTTGTACTTTTAAAGAGATAGAAGACTTATTATTGAGAACATAGCTTCGAGCACAATGGGGACGACAGTATGGAGTCTCATGTGTGCGAAGCTTAGCTTGGGGTGAAAGCCCAAGTTAGAAGAGAGTATAACATAAACCATAAAAATTAAAAAAGATGAATGTAATCAAACTTGACGTACCTGCTGGATGTAGGTATGTTTCAGAAATTGAGGGATTCAAGATTTACGATTTTCCGCACATCTTGAATAAACAAATCCCTGGTTGCGGATTTACGGAGTACTGTATTGATCCTCTTAAGAACAGTGAGAATGTTGTCTTATGTAGTCCTAGGAAGATCTTGCTACAAAACAAGCATGGTCAACATCCAGACACAACGTACTTAGTGGTTAATGATTATGAAAGTGACCCAAGTACAGACAAGGATCTCACAAAGCAAGAGAAGTCTAAGTATGATCCGTACAAAGTGGTTGATCCTGAAAAAGTTAAGAAAGAGAAAAAGGACAAGGAGGATTTCTTCAAGCGCTTAACAAAGGAGATAACCGGTTACATAACAGACTGTAGATTCAATGATAAGCCAGTGAAGATTTTGGTTACTTATGATTCTTTCAGGATAGTAAAGGATATCATACAGCACAACTTTAATGACCTGGATTATAGAGTTGTTATCGATGAGTTTCAAAGCATTTTCACAGATAGTAAGTTTAAGTCGGATACAGAGCTTCAATTTGTCAAGTCAGTGCAAGGGATTCAGAAGGTATGTTATGTTAGTGCTACGCCAATGATGATAAAGTACTTAGAAATGCTGGAGGAATTCAAAAACTTACCTTATTATGAGTTGGACTGGGAATCTCTTGAACCTGGGCGAGTTAGTAAGCCGACCCTGTATGTTAAGAACTTAGTATCAGTTTATACTGAGGTTAAGCCAATTATTAAGTCTTACCTTGAGGGGAAGTTTGAGTGCAGGTATGTAAAAAAAGAGGATGGTAGTGTAGAGAAGATAGTATCAAGGGAGGCTGTTTTCTATGTCAATTCCGTTAATAACATTACTAGTATTGTTAAAAGGGCAGGCCTAGCTCCAGAACAGGTAAATATACTTGTTGCTAATACTCCTGACAATGTGAAGAAGATACATAAGAGAATTGGTAGGGGGTTTAATATTGGTACAGTCCCTCTTAGAAATGAGCCTAGGAAGATGTTTACTTTCTGCACTAGAACGGTTTATCTTGGGGCAGACTTTTATAGTGACAACGCCCGGAGTTTTGTGGTTAGTGATGCGAATATTGATACCCTTGCGGTTGATATTACTCTTGATCTCCCACAAATCCTAGGGCGTCAGAGATTAAAAGAAAACCCTTGGAGAAATGAAGCAACTCTATTCTTTAAGTCTATCAAAGGTGCTAATAAGAAGTCTGAGGAAGTATTTAACAAGAAGATAGAGGAGAAAGATAAGAAATCCGAGGACATATTATCGATATATAGTAAGGGCACTAGCGGTGAACAAAGTTCAATGTCAGAGGTTTTACTAGATTATGCCAAGTTTTTACATTATAAGAAGGATTACGTAGCAGTTAATAAGATCTTCGTAGGTGGCGTTGTCAAGTTGGTACCCGTCTTTAATAACTTAGTCAAGGTATCTGAATTGAGGGCTTATGAAATGCAACAGACCGATTATGCAAGCAGGTTTACGGTATTCAGTGAGCTCAAGAAAATAGGTACTGTAGACGTAGATAATGAGGTTGTTTGTGAATTTTTCAATAACTACGACAGTATGAGATCAAATAAGGACAAACTTAGATATCTTTGTGAACAAAATCAATTGCCAGAATTTGATGTAATACTTAGTAATATATCTACAAAGAGATTCAAGGAGTATATAAATGTTCTTGGTGTAGATGTTTGTAAGTCGGTTGGTTATAAAATAGAGGAACTAAACAAGAAACTTGATATCAGGAGTTTTAACAAGAATGATATTAGGAATAAGGTGTTCGAACTATTTGAAGTTGGAAAGTCTTACAGTAAATCTAGTATAAAAGAAGATCTTTCAGTGCTTTATAAAGATTTAGGCTATAAGGCTACTGCAAAGGCTAGTGACCTAGAAGAATACTTTGAAGTAAAAACTTGTTTAGTGACAGTGGATAGCAAAAGGGTTAGTGGTTTCAAAATATTAAGTAGAAAGAAAGATACTGTATGATTTATATTCTAGAAGCATCAATATTAGACGACTTAGGTGATAACTTCATTCGTGTTTACGGGATTAAATATACTAAGAGAAGATCATCTTACCTCGAAAATAGTTCTATTTACAGTGTAGTTAAGTTACTAAAAGGGAGGGGTTTTAATGAGAAAGTTAAGGACTACCTTCTTAGTACACTAGAAGTTTTTAAAGGTAGTAATTTTAGCTATAGATCTAACTATATTAAGATAAATAGTATTACTAAGAGCATTATCGATAACATTAATACTATTAGTGATATTACTAACCTAACGGATGTTGTAGGATTTCTAGCTGTTCAAGATATAGTTAAATCTTATAAGCAGTATTTACATGGGCTTAATATGTTTTATATAAATCATGTAGAGCTATTAGATCATAACTGGGACCTAATTCAAACAGTATATCACAAGAGCGGAAGAGATTTGATTAAGGAAATGTTGGCTACCAATCAGACAGACTTATCTAAGTATATGTTAGATACTTATGGAATTAAACTTGTTGATCTACCAAAGGTTTCACCTAAAGTAGATAGAGAGTTTGTTAGGAGATTTTTACAGATAGAGGATTCTAATAGTCACTTAGAAGAGAGACATATTGAAATTTACCATATCAGTAGGCTCTTAAGGTGTTGTACAAGAATTGATGGTTGTAAAAGTAATAATTAATTTCATCTAGTCAGGTTTACATTTTGTAAGCTTGGCTAGTTTTTCCTTTAGTTTCCTTATATGTGTGATAGAGATGCCTGGGGGTCTCTGTTAAACAAGCTCCAGGAATGTATAATAATATAAACTTTTTTATTTTTAAGATCTAATGAACAGAAGAATTGTATTAGTAGATCAAGAAGAGACTCCGACCTATGCGCGTTATTATGGCTCAGGTTTTTCGGAGGTTTACACACTTCAGAGCCTATATGGTATGAGTGAGGCTGAGCGTCTTGCTAAGTTATCATTAGGTGAATCTGACGGTGTATTAATTGTTGGTGGTAAGCCTTTTAAGTATTTGAAGTCTTACTATCATTTTGGCGTAAGAAATGAGACTTATACTGATTGTGCTATGTTACCTCGTCTTAGTATGGAGGGAGGTGCATTTTCAAAGGTAGTAGTAGAGTATCCAAGCCAAGAGGACATTGATTATTTCTTGAGTCCTGAGTTTGTGAGGCCTGTTAGTTTTTCAGGTTTCCAGCACAAGATTATTCACGATTATCAGGGTGCACTTAGGTTTCTTGAGTACTTAGATAGTCTTCCTCTCGAGCAGCACTATGGAATGGACTATGAGGCGAGTGGTATGCCGTTAGATAAGGAGTTCTGGTTAAGTGGTGTTGCGATTTGTACTGAGAGGTTTGGTGGTTTTATTAGTCTTACTGATATTCGCCATTCTTATCCAGAGGGTTCACCAGAGTATAGTAATCTTTTAAAGTTACTAGGTGAATTTTTCAAGAAGAGGATGGATCATATCTGGACTTACAACATGCAGTATGAGTGGCAGGTAAGTCATAGGGTACTTGGTGTTGACTTATATAATCTTTGTGATGCTAGTGCTGTCAATGTAATGGATGGGTTTCACCTTAAGAAGTTTTCTCTTAAGTGGACAGCTCAGAGAGTCCTAGGCGTGAATGTATGGGATAGTGAGTTTGACAGAATTAGTGAGCTCATTGATTCAGGCTTGTATGAGATAGTAGGGAAGCTTAAGAAGGATCAACGTAAGGTATTCAAGGTAGACCAATCAAGTTTTTACAATACGCCTGAGTGGAATGAGCTAAGTAAGAGATATCCGGACTACATAGGGGAGTTCAATAGTCTTATGTTAGAGTATTGGGGTTATCCTTTTATGTGTGTACCTAGTGAAATTCTTGGCCATTATTGTTGTCTTGACTCATTCTACACTCTCCTTATTGCAATGTCTAGGTTTGATACTTATTCAGAGGATTGTTGGAAGGTTAACTTAGACAATATTAGGCTTGGTGCTAGATTAATGGGCAGTGGTCTTTATATTGATGAGCCATTCAGACAGTCCTATGAGAAATACTGTCATGAGCAAATGGCCTGGAGTATTACATATTGTGCTCAGGCTAGGTGTTATATTAAGATGCAGGCTCATTCAAAACAGGCGGCATCATTAAAGCGTTATCATCCAGTTGCAGTTAAACTACTAGAACAGGGTAAGTTTCATAATGGAGATACGGTAGAGATAGTAAAGGACCTGCTACTTGAGAACTTAGACAGTATGGATTCTTATAGTACTGGTCTTAATGAGGGCGGTATTTTGATTAAGTATGGTCCTAAGTTTGCAAATGGTTTCTTAGATATTGTCAGGGGTGCGATGTCTGAGGTAAAGATGGCGACAAAGATAGATGAGACAGTTAAGAGAAAGAAAAAATTAGTTGCCCTCATTGCCGATAAGTTTAGTGATCTTGTTGGTATTAGGTCGCTTGAATTAGACCCCGCGAAACACCCAACGAAATTCAGGAAGCATGTAGAGCTGGAGAAATATTTATACTATAAGAAGGCGTATGCAGAATTAGAGAAGGTGAAGAAGCAGTTAAGTGATATTCATAATGTACCGGATGTGATCTATGCATTTGGTGAGAAGCGTCCGTTGGTAGAATATGCGGGGTATGTTAGCGACAATTATTTCAAGTGTAAATCGCCGATAGAAAATGATCAGATTGCATTTGAACTAGCTACCTTATATAGACCTCAGACATGTTACTTAGCGGCTATGATAGAAAGTACCCAACAACTAGAGGGAACGGATAAGTTTTACAGTGATCGAGGCATTACTGACATTAACGTTGGGTATCAGGAATTTTTTGAACAGTGGCGGTCATTTGTTGAGAAAGATCCTGGGGTAAGTTTTAAGTATCCAGATAAGGTATTTAATATTGCGCTTACATCTTGGCAGGCTACTAAGAAACTTGATAATATGACTGACGGTGTTAAGGAGATATGGACAAACTTGAGAGGGTTTCAAGCACAGACAACATATTTCCCGACTCTCAATGAACAATATACAGGTTATGAAGAGCATTTTGAACCTACCGATATGGATGATGATTTTTACTTCATGCGGAAAATGGTATTGAACTACTTAATTTTCAAGAAGTATTCAAAACTAGATTCAACATATGTAGGCTCAGATGGTATGTTTCATAAGACAGGTAAGTGGGTAATAGAGGGTCAAGATCATATACCAATTAGAGAAGCGGACGAGAATGAACCTGGTGCTGTCTGGAAAGTATTTACAAGATATGAAGTACTGAGTAAGAGTAGTAAGAGGTGGTCAAGTCCTTTCCACACTATGAGAAATTGTAGCCTTAGGTAGTAATACTTAAGTGAAAAGGCTGTGAACTAGTAAAATGCTAGGTGTGAGAATGTAGGAATTCTTGCTAACGAGGGAGGCTAAGTTATGAGAGTAATATGCTAATCTCGTGCCAAGTCTAAGTAGGGTAACCGCTTAGAAAGGTGTAACGACTATCCTGTTGTGGGGAGTAGGGGTCAAGTGAAATTCTTGGCTTCGAAGTGCAGCCTGTCCAGTAATGGATAATGAAATAGTCTTGCCTTATTGAAAAATAAAGGAATAACAGAATTAGCCATGGAGATTGTAAGGATGTATTATGTCCTCCGCCTTCATGGGACTCTAATGGTAATATAATATATGGAGGTTCTTCTCAAATACTAACGTACTTTGACATTATACAAAAAAACTAGTGTCACTTGGGAGCGATCTCAAGAACAAATAACCTATCTATTGCTGAAAAATCTTAACAGAAGATGTGCTGAAGATAATTAGCAGGGAAGACATAAGATATGTAACCCTCAACGACTATCCCTGTAGTGGGGAGTACACTTGAAATCGCAAAGTGGAAAAGGTAGGGTTCTCTTTAGGTAGGATAAAGAGAATGTGATATAGTCTGAACTAGGTAGAAATACTTAGAAGTTCAATAATGAGAACTGGGAGCAGGTTGCGTAGCTCTTGAACATATTGTAGTAGTGCGGAGGTGAAATCAGCGGGGTATGCCAGTGGTGACCCTAAGTTGATAGCAAAATTTGAGGAAGGATCAGATATCTACATTTATTCTGCGAAGCTCTACTTAGGTGAGAGTGAGTGGGATAACTTAAGCGATAAGATGAAGAAGAAATGGAGGAAGCGTTTTAAGACTATCTTCCTTGGTGTCTTGTATGGCCTAGGTAAGAATTCATTAGCGGAGCGACTTGAATGTAGTCTGAATGAGGCTGATGATATTATACAAGGTCTTTACAATTCATTCCCAAAGCTTAGAGAATATGTAGCAAAGCAAGGTTCTTATCCTATGACTCACGATGGTTATATTAATACATTCTTAGGCGATAAACTAAGACTGATTGAGTATACTGATTACCTACCAAAGGCAACAACTGATCGTGAGAGAGGAAATATTATTGCAAGAATAGAAAGACTTGGTACCAACTTGCCAATTCAGGGAGGTACAAGTTCAATTATGGCTTGTGGTTTCTATAATAACATCAGGAAATCACTAGAAGAGGGTTGGAAACAGCCACTTCAGCCAATTATCGTGGTGCATTAGGTAAGAGTGGTGCACGTTAAACCTACTAAATTGCTGGGACGTCTTGTTAAGCTGTTAGTACTTGACATAGTAATAATCTAACAGATAGAGATAATCAGCAGTGAGTGTAATAGCTCATTCAACGACTATCGAAAGGAACAGTACATGTTAACCGAGTAGAGTAGAATATAAACGTTTGATATTCGAAACAGTAGGCAGTGTAAGAACTGAAGATATAGTCTGGTCTAGCTCGAGAGGGTTAGCAGTGGGGTTTTATCTCACGGCTTAGGTGTAGTGAACCTAGGTGAACAATTACGGATTCAAATACTAACTACATACCAGTTGAAAAGGTATTTGAGATTAGAAGATTTTACGATAAGAACTATACGGATTTCTGTGCAACAATAGGTCCAAAGATTAGATTACTTTTTGACTTGCTTGTTGGTTATAGTTATGAGGAGGCAAACGAACTTAAGACAATTGATGAAAATACGATTGAGTTTAAGGGAAGTGCAAAGTCTATCTTAAAGCTGTATGACAAGATTATGAATTGTCCACTAGATGTTGAGTGTGATACCAGCAGAGAAGATATTGTGGGGGCTCAAAAGTTAGTAAGCAGCCCATATCAAAGGTTTATCATCGAAGGTGGTTGTAATATGTCAAAAGATTTAAGCAAGATAAAGGTTAGATTCCACAAGAAGTAATAATAAAAATGCTGGGTACTAGGGTTTAAGTCTCTGGTACCTAGTTATTTTTCGTGGACTAGTGGCGTCAATACCTTATATGTGTAAATGAAAAAACGTAATATGGAAAGCAGGTTATTAAGTGAATTTAGAAAAGGAAGTAAATGGTACATGGTTGAGGGTGGCCAGTTTGATGAATTTAGTCCTCGTATTGTTAATGTGGTGATTGGTGATACAGTAGAGGAAGATGTAGTAAAACGAACACTCAAACTTCAGGTACTAGATGAGAAAGGGGGATTGGTTGGAAAGATTAAGTTCCAAGACAAAGAAGGTAATGGTGAATATAGTACTTCTGATTTTCCGCTTTGTTCGATCAATCCTGGAAATTTACCCGGCAGATTTAGGAGGTACTATGAGTTTAACTTATTCAGTACCATCGAACCTGCATTGGATGAGGTGGAAAAGAGAATTACTGATATTAAGGAGAAGCTCAGTAAGGTAAGGAATAGGATGTTAGAACTTGGTACAGAGGAGGCAAGACTTGAGGAACTACTTTGTACTAGGATATTGGTGACTGATAAGGGAAATTACTGTACCTATCAAGATGCTAAGACTGGGAAGAGGATTAACTTAAGTGCAGGGTGTTACTATAAGGTTGGCACTATACTGTACTTATATGATGGTTTTAAACTTAACAAAGTATTATGATAGACCATATATACGATGATGAATACTTTGAAGGAAAAACTCTTTACTTAGTAGAGGGCGGAGTACATGATAATTTTAGCCCAAAGATTAGACAGGTTAAGGTTGGACTATTCTTTTTAAGTCCAATCGCTAATAAAGGTAGGTGTGACAAGTTCTATCCTATTCTCAGTGCATCCGGTACTACTGTTTGTAATGTCTGTTTTACTAAGGTGAATAATAATCCTTACTATCAAAGACTTAGGTTCATGTCTGTTATACCTGGTAACCTCGATAAGAAGTTCTACGCTAGATACAACCTCTTTGATAACTTAAAAGATGCTGGAGAGGAAGTATGGAAGAGAAAGAGTGAAATACAGAAAAGAATTATGAACCTACAAACCTCTATTTCAGAACTAGAGAGGTTAACTAGGATGATATAGTAGTAATAAACCAAAATAACAATTATGTACAAGACATTTAATTTTAACTTACTAAGGAGAAATTTTTGTGGTAATATTAGCTGCAAGAAGGATAATGATGTAAGGTGGGGTATTAGGTTTGAATATTGGAAGGGCAAGCCAAAGAAACTGGTGTGGCTCAGGAAATTTGAAATAAGCCTCTATAAGTTTCACCTACTATCTAACCTCTATAGAAATTCGGAGGAGCGAGAGAAGGAAGAGAATAAGCTTAAGATCATGATATACAATACAGAGACTGTGGTACATAATGGTCTTGACTCTATTATATCTTTCCGTATCCCTTGCCCTTGTAGAAAATCAGTTGAGGCATTACAACAGGACCTTGACTTGATCAGTAAGAAATTAAGAGATGCTAAGGATAAACCAGCAATCAGAAAGGAACTAATGAAAGAGTACCAAGAAACTAGGACCTACTTAGATCATAAGGAGGGCAGATTATTAGGTAGTTGGCTCTTTGAGGGGACACTTAGACAGGCACTTCAAGAATTTCCAGACATTATTAGACTATGTACGAAATAGAAGATGTAATTGTTAGTACAGAGAAGCAGGAGTATGGAATCTTACTTACCTTCTCTATGTACGGTAGGACGCTTGGTACGGAGATGATATCAACTACACAGGCTAAGTTATTAAGAGATAGTTTAACAAAAATACTAGAAGACGATGGAATTGAAAGAGATGATCAAGAAGAGACAGGTGAGCAATTTTGAGATAATTAATAAGATTGTCATGTACCTCACTAAGTATCCAGACACAAGATTTCACCAGGCCTTAATTAACTTAGGGGTAACTGAGATTGGAAGAGATCAGTTCTATGAGGAAAGTGTTACTACCTTAGAAAGAATGATAGAAGATGAGAATTCTAGGAAGTCATAATTCACTTTCCTACTTAAGACCTAGTTCTATATTGTTGTGGCCCTTTCATTTCACTGCTAGATGTCAAGGCGTGGATATTAGGGCGCAATATAGGCTAGGTGTAAGGGTTTTTGATATTAGGTTGTGGTTTGATAAGAATGGTAAGCCCCTAGTAAGACATGGTTGGATGACTTTTAAGTGTAGTGTTGAAAAGCTTAGTGGAATATTAGGCTGGTTAAATGAGAAAGGTGATGCTAGTGTGAGATTAATCCTAGAAACACCGCCCTTCTTGTTTACGCCTGATCCCCTAGCAGTAATGACAGAGAAGAAGTTTTATTTTCTTACATTCTGCACTACCTTGATCAATACATTCAGGCAGATTAAGTTCTTTGGGTTCCGTGATAAGAAAACGTGGAAAAAAATACTTGATGACAGAATTAATGATGAACCAATTCTGATAGATAGATATAGTAGCACCACGTCTATATTCACGGGAAAACCATTAGAGACTAGTGGATGGAGAAGATGGGTTGGATTTATTGACGATCTATTTCCTTGGTTATTTGCTAGGCTGTGGAATAAGAAGATTAGAGAGGAAGTAGAGGGTGATATACTGTTCTTAGATTTTGTAGAGCTATGAAGTTAAAGCTGATAGTGGGTAATAGGAGGTTTCAAGTCGATGAGATTAGTGAGGTTGATCTGATTTACTATGAATGTGAGTATATACCTAGTGTTAGTAGTAATATGAGGTTAGTTGCTGTGCCGAAGGTTAGTGATGAGATCTCTGAAGTGCTGAAGCTTGAAGACACTACTAAACATATGCCTTACGAAGTTGACCCAATAATAGGAGCAACTTTTCGGTGTGATGGGTCTGAACTGAGAGGTATTAGATTTCAAGTGCCGGCAAAGTATTTTCATAGTTTCAAGAAGATTAGTACACGTGAATATTGGAAGAAGGTTGATTACACAGATGACTTCTTTATTTGTAGCTGCCAGAATGTGCTAGTACTCAGAAATGCACTAATGAATAAAGCAGGGCGTGCAGATAATGGAGCAGTTGAGTTGACATTTAAGTTTGAACGCTATGAAACATTCCCAATTCAATTACTAGATAAAGTAATAGAAAGATCCTATGAGAAGAAAGAGACTTAGTTCTCTTTCTTTTTTACTTCCTTGCCCTAAATCCCTTATATGTATGAGGAAGGAAAATTTAATGAACTTTTTGAACAGTGATGACAGGTTTTCGTTCAAGGTTGGTGATTACTTAGTACCAGTCCTCTTTAGAACCTGTCGAAAGTTTATAATTAGTCTTAAAGAAAATAGGAGTATTAATCTAAATCAAGGAAAGAGTAAGTATGTTAGATATTTCGAAGTATTATTGAAGCATTTTTACCGTGATAAGGTTTATTTAAAAGAAGTTCCTTTAGTAATTGAAAAAAGAAAACTATGGAGGAAGTGCTGTAAGAGAAACCTATTGAAAGATGAAGATACGTTAAATAAGAATTATTTCCTAGCAGATTATGTCTTTCCTGAGTATAACCTAATAGTAGAAATAGACTCTAACTTGCATAATTGGAGATATGATGCAGCGAGAGATGAGTATGTAGAAAGAATTTATGGATTTAAAGTACTTAGGTTTTATGAGTTTGGAAATAATCCGGATAGAATGGATAAATTCTTGGACTACTTAGATGAGCATTTTGCAACTACCCCTTCCAACATAGTAAAACTAGATTACTCAGATCTAATATTCAAATCTTTTATTTACCAGATAGGGGATTTTTCTTTTAAGATTTTAAATAAGATAGAAAAATACCTAACCAATAGTGGTGAATTAACAAGTAGAGTCTGTATCGTAGATAGTAGTATTCTTAGCAGATATGAATTATCAATATTAGAAAATCTGTATTCACGCAGATATATAATTATTGATTATTTTAAGTACACTTATAATATTGATGTATTTATAACGACCTCAAATCCTTAATAGTGTATAATAGGTGTGCGGGCGGTTGTGTACGTAGGAGACGCTTAACACTCGCATGGGCCGAATTTCGTCTAGTTTTATAGGCCTATTAATACATAAAGTACTAATAATACTAAAGACGCTAGACTACCCTTGTAGCGGTAAAGGAAGCTATGTACGTCAGGAGGTTCCATGGGAGATCAAGAAGATATATCATATACCCGGGTAGAACTAACGGTACTGGTAGAGATAGAGAGTCGAAAGGATAGTTATTTTTGAATAGCTAGCTCTCTGTCGTTTATTATTTATTGTAATAGGGGTATTGGGGTTGAAATATACTTTGATACTAGATCGAATTTTGTCTAGTTTTATAGATCTATTAGTATGTTAAATACTAAGCTAAATTCGCTAGGCTACCCGATGTAGCGGTAAAGGAAGCTATGTACGCAGGAGGTTCCATGGGAGGCCAAGAGGATGCATCATATACCCAAGTTGAACTACGGTACTGGTAGAGATAGAGAGTCGAAAGGATAGCTATTTATGAGTAGCTAACTCTCTGTCGTTTTTTTTTCGTTCCCCTTAATTCCTTATTGTTGTGAAAGAAGTAATAACAAAAATAAGAAGAAGATGATAAATTTGTATGAGCTAGAAGACATTACATTATTACCAAGTGCTATTAATAACGGCCACTTATCCGCTGATGTTGATTTCTTGGTTAGTGATGAATTAGACGTAACAGGAAGTAATACAGATACGCTTCCTATATTCACTTCTCCAATGCCATCAATAGTGGGTAGTGAGAGTGCCAAGATTTATGACTCAGCGGGAATACGGCCGATCATACCTAGCACTGAGAATATCGACCTAAGACTTAATTACTGTGCTTGGGTATTCTGTGCATTTACTGTGGTTGAGGTAAGGAGGAACTTTTTGAGTACGAGACGAGAGAGTAATAATCAGTTCCATGTCTGTATCGATGCCGGTAATGGTCATGATGCAGGTATTATGTCTCTTTGCAATGAACTTAAGAAGATGTATGGTGGTCAGATATTACTTATGGGCGGAAATATAGCAAATCCAGCCACCTATGAGTATTACAGTAAGGCAGGATTTGATTACATGAGAGTTGGTATATCAGGGGGTTCATTGGTAGATAAGTGCAAGTATGGTTTTCATTACCCACTTGCTAGCTTACTCAATGATATAAAGGCTGAGAAGAGTAAGTCGGTTAATAAGAATCTCCGCCCTGTTAAGATAATAGCTGATGGTGGTGTTGATTCATACCTTCATGCTGTTAAATGTCTTGCCTTGGGTGCTGACTATGTAATGATTGGGAGAGACTTTGCTAGGGTACTTGAGGCAGAGGGTGAAATCTTGATGAAAAGTAGTCAAACAGAGCTCACACCAATCGATAAGTCTACACTACCGCCGGATATGGATCAGTATAAGATAAAGTCGAATCAGTTCAGTAGGTATTATTGGGGAAATACAACGCCTAAGGTAAGAGCTGAGAGGGCTGGTTTTAAAAGTGTTGAAGACTGGGAAAAATCAGTAGGCAGTAAGGTAGTATTATCGGACTCAGGCTGGGAAAGTGTTAGCATTGAATTAACACTCGACGAATGGATAGATGAATTTAAGAACTGTGCATACTATTCGTTCATGATGACTAACTCAACAACCTGGAAAGAGTTTAAGGAGAATGTCAAATACGCAGTTCAATACTAAGAAGATATGAAGTTTGAAGAAATAAAAGAATACATAAAAGAAAAGGCTCCTAAGTATGTATATTATGATACGATGGGACCAGTTTGTATTAGTGGAATAATTGGTCTTGATAGGTTGGAATTATCAATAGAGCACTTGACAGTAGTATTCAGCAAAGATCAGGATTGTACTTTAAGAATTGGTGTAGATATTCCTCCAGTTGAGTATAATTCGCACTCATGGGGAAATGTTACGCACTGTATCTATTGGCTAGACCTATTAGTGTTCGATATCATTAATAAGTATGAAGGTGAGGTAAGTAAGGAGGTTAGGTTTGAATTTCCTTACCACGACGAAGACACAAGCATAGAAATTCCACCTGGTTATCTATATGTTAGTCCAGTCGCTATGCATTTTGTAGTAGGTCTAAGTAATGTAGTGGATGGTTTAACAGTTAAAATACTACCACCACGAGGAAGAATAGATTACACTACGATTTATGCATACTTTCCAGACCTACCAATTGACGGTGTTGAGATTAAGGATGGCTTTGATACAATCTGCGGGCCCTTTATGAAACTAATAGGGGAAAGTAATAGATTAGTTATTGCAGACTGTGATGGCCCGCTCTCTAAGTCTTAATCAGATTATAAAGACTATATTGATTTTCAACCACTATAAATGTACTCTTACCTAACTTGTCTGTGATAGATAGGTTAGGTGTTTTTATCCTTCTAAAATCCTCTAGATCCCTTATTAATGTAATGAAAGTTATCTCAAGAAAATCTAAGTTCTTGGGGTAAATTATTTTTTAGTATTAACAAGAAAAATGAGATTATGAAGAAGATAAATATTAACATTGACGTTTACTATACAAAGGTAATCGTCTTGGTAGGAACTAGAGCTGAAATAATAGAACAGCTCAGTAAGAAGAAAGATGTTCAATTAGTAAAAGTAGTTGAACAGTTAAAGAAAAAGAGTCTGAGAGGATTCGCAACAAAACAGATTAATAGTCTAGGTGCTTATATAGTAGGTATTGAGACTGATAACTTAAAGACTGCAAGTATAGAGTCAGTCTTAGTGCATGAGTTATTTCATGTGACAGAGAACATGCTAACCGACAGAAAGGTAGTACTAGGTGGAGAACATTCTGCCTATTTGATTGGTTACCTAATGGATAAAGCCGTTAAGGGGATCAATAAGAAAGAGAAGAAATAAAAATCTTCTCTTTTTCTTTTTAACCGGTCTCTGTATTATGGCACTGCATCTGGGAAGCCTTCAATTCCTTATTAATGATAATATAGAATACACATTATTGACGAGGAGATTCTACGTGTGAAATAGAAGAAGCTCATATAAATAGTTGATAATGTGTGGGAGAGCTGGGATGTATTTCTCGGCTCTCTTTTTTTTTGTTTCCCCTTGATTCCTTACTTGTGTGAAAACATTAATAATAACAGTAAAACATCTATTATGATTAACAAAAGAAATGCAGTACTTTGTTGTTCATGTAATTATTCAGAGGACAACAGGTACTTTAAACTTTATGGACGTAATGAAAGTATGAATTCATTTTGTAACAAAAATTTATGGAAAGATTAACAGAACTGATGAGAGTCCAGTTTGAGAAGATGTGTAAGACTGGAAAATTATTTAGGAGTAGTGTAGATCCAGAACAGCTTTGGACTACCTACTTAGAGGGAATGAAGCCAGACCCAACTTTCAGGGACATTGATAGTAGTGTCCATAACTGCAACTACTGCCACGCTTTTATTAGGAGGTATGGTAATATTATTGCACTTGACTCTGATCTCAACATTATGACCTTGTTTGACTTGGATATACAGGATAAGGAAGTTGAGGATGAGTATGGTAAGTCAGTTCGTGCTATGTCTGCGCTTATTAAGGGCGCCGAGGTAGGAGGAGTTTTTATTGAGTCATTATCGTACTTGAAAAATCCAAGAACTCCATACGAATCAAACCCAACAGACAATCAACCAACTTATCTCCTAGGTGTTCGGCGCAATACAAAGCGCTACTTACTAGAAGACGTACAGAGGTGGCCAGATTCAGGGATAGTAGAAAATCAGACTATTACATTCAATCATTTCTACGTTGAGATACCGACCGAGTTTATCAATAAAACAGGTGACAGTACTGAAAGTTTGGTTGGTCTTGCTAAGTCTAATCATGATGTACTAGTGAGGGCAATGGAAGAAGTTAGCTTGGACACATTGGAGCTCATCAAGGACTTAACACTACAAGGATCACTACTTAACGGCGATTCTTATATGAGTACCCTTAACTTTGCGATTGATTGTAAGAAACAGTATAATCAAGTAGAGCAAAGTAAGAGAGATAGATGGGCTTGGTCAGTTTCTAGTAGAGCTGGTGGCAAGTCTAAGTTCTTGAATACTGCAATTGGTACTCTTATGTCTGACCTGTCACAAGGTATGGAAATCAATGAGGCCTGCAAGTCATTCAATTACAAGGTAGATCCAGCCAACTATATGAAGGCTAGTGCACCTATTACTAAGAAACAGATTGAAGAAGCTGAGAAGTTTGTGAAGGAGAATGGATACGAAGATTCATTCAACCGTAGGTGTGCAGTGATTGATGACATAGACCTTCCTAACATACTACATATTAACTCGGATCTTGCAAAGGCTAAGTCTGTGGTAAGTGTATTTGATGGACTGACCCCTACACACTCACAGCATAAGAAGGCAGTTTTTGATAATGTCGAGGAAGTAGGAATTGAGAAGTTCATGCAAGATATTCTGCCAGGATGTACCGGTGTGGAATTATATCTTGAGAATCGCCACGCAGAGAATTTTGTATCACTTATTACATCAACAAACAAAGATAGTAAGAGAATATTCAAGTGGCAAAATAACTTCTCTTGGACTTACACCGGAAATTTGGCAGGAAAAAGCATGATCAAGAAAGCAGTGAAGTCAGCAGGTGGTTTTGTTGATGCACCTTTCAGATTCTCAATACTCTGGAACGAAGATGGACGAAGTATTGTTGACTTTGATGCACACCTAGTAGAGCCAGGGAGTGATCATATCTATTACGGCTCACATAATATCAATAAGATGATGGACGCTATACCAAGACAAAAGAGTAGTTGTGGTGGTGTTATTGATATTGATATGATTAGGCCAAGAGGAGTGGGAGTTGAAAATATCTTCTACCCCGACATGAGTACTGTACGAGACGGCTTATATCATCTCTACGTACATAACTTCGATGGCGGTAAGAATAGTGGTGTAAAAGCAGAGGTAGTGATAGATAACCAAACATTTAACTTCGAGGTAGGCCAGGAAGTGAAGGGGAATGCACAGATAGCAGACATCTATATTAAGAATGGTAAGCCTGAGAAGATCGAGAATACACCATACTTAGTAAGTAGTGAAACTAAGCAGGTGACAGTGTTTGGCTTAGATACACTAGAATTTCACAAGGTTAATCTCCTCTGCCTTAGTCCAAATTACTGGCAAGAGAACGGTATTGGTAATAAACACTACTTCTTTATGCTAGAGGGAGCAGTGTCACCAGAGGATATTAGAACCTTCCACAATGAATTCTTAACCCCAGAACTATTACAACACAGAAAAGTAATGGAAGTACTGGGTCATAAGTGTAGGTGTAAGTCAGTACCTGGGCAGCTTAGTGGACTTGGCTTTAATGCAACAGTCCGTGATGAGGTAGTAGTGAGATTAAGTGGATCACATAAGAGAGTAGTACGAATTAAATTCTAAAAAAAGTATGTACAAGAAAGCAATGAAACTCCATCTTAGATATACTACTAAGATTGGACAAGTGACAACAGAAGAACTTTGGAGCCTTAAGATGTCAGATCTCCAGAGTGCAGTAGAAGACGCATACAAGGAGAAAGAAAGACTCCAAGGTGCAGGTGGTCAGGGTGAGCTCAGTTTCTTAGAGACAAAGCCACAAGATCCAGAAGTTGAACAGGCAGTGCTCCGTTTTGAAGTGCTTAAGGATGTTTACTTGACAAGGGTAGATGATAGTAAGCAGGCAAAGGAGAACTACCAGACAAGTAAGGAGATTCAAGAGCTGGAAGATATACTGGCTGAAAAGAAGAGAGCTGATATTAAGAGCATGTCAGCAGAAGATCTTGAAAAGCTTATCATGGAAAAGAGAAATAAGCTGAGTAAGTAGGAAGTAAGAGAGTAGAAGTCAGTATGTTGGCTTCTATTCTTTTTTTTGTTCAGGGGAAGAAAAGAAAAATACTCATACCTAAGATTTCTCCTAAGTATGAGTAAGTAAGTTTAAAGCAGGATCCAAAGTACTAGTAAGATTCCTACTACTACTCCGATAATATCCGCTACTATGTCACGTGCCTCTGGTGATCCATTATTTTTTTTATCCCAGACCTCCTTCACAATACCAATACCAACTGTTAAGACTGATGAAACAATAAGAGTCATCATTAGTGGCATGCCGGTAAGTGCAAATAGTTTATACAAGAATACAGCAATTAACATACTAACTACTGCATGCATCCATTTGTCAACCGGAATAGATGCGAGACCGGTAATTAATTTCTTCATCATTACGCTAGTTCCCAATTTTTATTTTCTAACATTGTCTTATATTCCTGAGGTATCCTAGATTTATCAAAACCAATAGGTAGTTTAAACTTTCTCTTATTATTGTTAGTTCCTACCCCCCTAATTGCTGCAAGAATAGATGCAAGGTTTAGGTTTTTTCTATAATACATACAGTTAAATTCGCCAGAGTTGTACCCATTAAATACACTAACATCATCAGTCTCGTTATGATCGCCAACAATAGATTCTAAATTAAAGCAATCGTTTAATACATCATCTTGATTATTAACTATAGAAATCGGAGTCTTGCTGTAGGTTAGGTCAATTTTAACAAGGGTATTACATCTATTAAAAGTTTTTCTATAATAAGAACATCTGATAAGATTCCAACTTGAAGAATTCAATTCAGTTAATCCTCTACAACCTTCAAAAGTACTTCCTAAATCAGTAACTTTCTCTAGATTCCACTTACTTGTATCTAGGGACTGTAAGGAAGAACAACCATAGAACATAGAATTACCATTACTTAAGTTTCCAAGATTCCACTTACTTGTATCTAGGGACTGTAAGGAAGAACAACCAGAGAACATAGAATTACCATTACTTAAGTTTCCAAGATTCCACTTACTTGTATCTAGGGACTGTAAGGAAGAACAACCATAGAACATATTAAGGGCGATGGTTACATTATCCATCTCTATATCTCTCAAGTCTAATCTGGTCAATGAACTGCAGCCATCAAACATTCTTTCAGTACTACTACTGCTAATTGTCCAATTACTCGTATCTAGTTCTGATAATTTAGAATTTCCCCTTAGAGTACTACTACCTACTACATCTAAACCGTACCTAGTCGTGATTTTTCTGAGCTTACTACAAAATATTATCCAGTTTGCATACCCACCTAATGACATATATGGTAGGCTAAGTTCTTCTAGTTCACTACATCCATCAAACCTAAGAGTTTCTAAGTTCCTAAAATATTCTAGTTCATTAAATCTTCTAACCTTTTTGTTACTAGCAAAGTCAACTCTCTTACAGGCTAGTACTTGTTCATAGGTTACTTCTCCTGCTACACCTTTTACACCAGGTACACCATAATTATTATTAGTAATACCAGATTCACCACCTATATTTTTAACCAGGTAACTCTTAACTTCGGGATCTTCAAAAACCATTATTGTCCCGCCATAGGTTGAAAACCCTCTCTCAGGGTCTCTTGCGTTCTTATAAAATATATTCTCTTCCATATCCAATAAACCAAACTCACCATCAACCAGCCTCTCCACCAGCTTAAGTCTTTCTAGTGGTATGTTTTCTAGGTTTGCGAGTCTCCTAAGTTCTTCCATGCTAGTACTCGTCCTAATTTCCACATACTGGTCCTTAGGTGTACTTTCTAGCTGGTGATGAAGTCTACTTATTAAGCTCATCTTGACTGTCCTCCAAATTCAAGTACGCCGTCAACTATTGTGCAAGTGTAGATGTGGTTAGGGAGGATAATAAATGTCCTTGGTACCCTAATACTACTTGGGAATGTGATTCTAGGTATTGTAGTGCCTGTTGTAAATCTAACTGCATATTCGTTTACATACTCACCACTACCCTGTCCCAGTACTATTGTTAGGTTCCCACTAAGTTCTCCTGTCCACTCTGTGAAAGTACCAGGCTCTATTGTTACATTCAAGTCTGCCCCTGCATTTTTCACTACCTTCACAAGCTTTCCACTCTCACCTTGTTCACCCCTTACGTACTTCTCTGTCTTATCGAATCTAGACTGCGCTGTGTTCCATTCGTATACATAGTTATCAGTCCCGACATAAGGAAGGTGATCTCTAATTTCTTCTACACTACCTGCGGCGCTTGTTAGTTTATTTTTCAGCGTCTCATACTCAGCTGCCCTTTGTGTTTCGGAACTAGCTCTGCCTTGCTCTGCTTGATCCCACTGTGTATACTTAGTGGTTCTTTCTAGTTCCGCTGTTTTTCTATCTTCCTCTGCCTGCACTCTGAGTAATTCGGCTGTTTGTCTGTCTTTTTCTTTTTTCTCCCTAGCTTTTTCTGCCTCTACACGTCCAGTCTCATTTACATCTAGGACTTGGTTTTTCATTCGTAGTTCAGCATCACTAGGGGTTGGCGTTTCTATGTCAGGGTAGTAGTAGACTTTACCTTCTACTACTGATACACAGGGATTAGGTATTAGTCCCTCCGCTAGTGCCTGATCATATTCTGCTTTAGTTCTGAATGTTTTTAAGTTTCTCATATTCCTCCCAATAAGCTAGTATATAATGTGAAGTAACACACCATCTCACACCAAAAAACGAATCTGACCTTATCTATCTTAGCTTCTAATCCTGGTCTTCTTAATTCACGTGGGTCAAACTTAATAGACACCGCTAGTAAGAAAAGCGCCGGAATCCAAGCTAACATACTCCAAGGATTACCATAGACTGCAACAAAGATCTGAGAAAATACTGCACTGACAATGGCTCCTATGTTATGTACTGTTCTATCCTCATCTCTTACTCTCGGCGCGGCTCCTACTAGCAATGAACCAAGAATACCTAAGAATGGAATAATCTTAAGGTCTCCAGTCATATCCATAGCCTGCGGAACGATTAAGAAGTTACAAATCCAGATAGTGAGTGTAAAGATGAACCCCCTCGGTATGTGATAGTATGTTTGTGATAATGACTCTGGAATACCGTACTTTGTAGTTGTCCAGAGAATATATGTGAGAAGTATTATGAACGATATCCAAGATAGTATCATACAGTTATATTTAATTTATCTGGATATCCCTTTTCAAAATCATACTTAACAACATCACCTACAGAAGTTAACTCACCTATTGTTTTTTTATGCTCCGCCGTCCTATTAAAACAGTTCATTGCATAAACTTCAATAGCGCTTAGTAGTTGAATCGCTAAGTCACAGGGAATTTCAATCTTAAATGTACCAATCCAGAAAGTAGTATTCTGATAGCCCATGTCTTTCTGAATTCTAGTACTATTCATAACTCCTACTCTTGTCTCCTTATCTAACCAAACAGGCATACTATTTAGGTAGAAGCAGTTAATATTATCACTACTATCAAAAGATTCAAGATCGGATATCTTCGCTTCTTTGATAAGTTGTAGGGCTGTTACTTCCTCAGACTTAGATTTGGAGGTTTCAATATACTTAGCCTTGAAAGTTTCAACACTATAAGAATTATCACCTTCCCTATATGTATCTACTTTCTTCTCCTCATCAAAGTAAACCCTCCATGTATTTGTATTGCCCTGACTCCCCACTAAGAGTAATTCAGGGTGTGATGTTGTTGAATAATCAATATTAGTTTTCATATTATTAAAGTTCTTCGGTTGGATAATAACAAAGTCTAGTACCTACACCATACCAAAAACCGTCACAAATTCCTTGGCTTAGATAATTAGGTTTGAAGTATGTAAAACTAGATTTATAGCCTAAAATTTCTCCATGCATACCTCTACGTGTATATTTTGCGAAACCACCAAACAATAGCTGAGGGCCACTTACTTCCCATCTACTGTCCGAAGCGTAGTTTTTTCGTAGAAAGTAGTCATCCCAACAGGCTCTAAAGTAGGTAGTAGTACTATGATTATCGCCCGCTTTTTGTAATTCGTAAGGTGTAGCAATAATACCACAGCTAAGATTATTTACAGTATTTGCTACAGTTGAGGAAATTTTATATAGAAATGGTATCTCTCCAAACCCTTCAACAACTATATTACCCCTAAAATCAGATAAATTTACCACCATATTAACGCCTCTAGGTAAGTAAGATACTTCTCCAACTAAATTTTCCATACCCCTATATCTATTACTGATACAGGTTCTTTCACCATATTTTCTAACTTTTATACCAGACCTACCGCCTAGGTTGTTTGTCTCTCCGATGTATTTTGGTGATTTTGGCATATATGGGCTTTCATCATATGCCATATAACGATCACTTACAGTAATTACATCTTCAACTATCCCTTCAGTATTTAGAGCATCTACTAAGTTTACTTCTTTAAATTCTACAAAATAAAGCATAAAATTAGATAAGTAGGTCATATAATCAAGGCTACACCACCCAGTTTCTCTGTCCAGTTGCTTGTTTATATCAAAATTATAATCAATATCATTACTATAGATAGCCTTTCCTTTTGTAGGTTGTAATGTCACATCAGGGTTGTTTTTGTTCTCGCCTTCACTGTACTCATAAGGGACACAAGCAGAGCATATTCCGGATCTTATATGATTATTATCACTATGGTTATTATATGGATTGTTTGGGTCTATATCTGCATTATAAGCTCCTATGTAGGCCTTTTTTCTTTTGTTAAATCCTGGAAGTTTTGCCTCACTTAATCTAACGGTTAGTTTATTTTTTAGATTTTCGATTTTGTACCAATATTCAGGAATTTCAACCATTACTTGACCTAATCTTCCATCGACATCAGTAGGAGACCAACCAGATTCTATTGGTAAGTACTTGACAACTTGTCCATCATCGTTTAATATACAAGGTTTTATTTTATTTTGTATAGGCAATGATTTATGCAGTTCTGGATTACCTAGCTCTTTATACTTTAATTGAGGCCTACTAAAGTCTACCTCTACACCATAAGAGTTCGTTTCTATTATAGTATCTCTTAGTGTATCGACCATAGGACTAATCAAGCCAAGTGTTTTCTCTAGTTCTTCTTGTTTAGTACTTAATTGATTTAACTTAGGTATTACCTCAGAGTTTAATATTTCTTTGTCTACTTTAAGATTTAATGCTTCTTGTACTGCACGTGATACTGGTTTATCTAGGTCACTTGTATCATCTACACTACCTAGGCCTACTTGATCTTTCGTTACATTATGTGGGTTATCTTTTCTCGCTGTATGTGTCTCTCCCACCGTCTTAAGAGTTTGCAGTACTGTCTTAACTAGTTCATCAAGTTCCTCTCTGGTGCGTAGTTGTTTCAGCTTCGCAATATCCGCATCCTCCACTAAATCTTTACCTGGCACCTTATTTACCTTATCATCTAGCGCTTGTTGTACAGCATTTGATACAGGTTTTTCCATATCCCCTGTATTATCAACTCTCCCTAGACCTATATCACTTTTCTCTATTACTACATCTTGTGCCAGCGATTTATTATTGACTCTAATACTTTTATCTACTTTTTCATTGAGCGCGGCGGATACTCTGGTCGAAATTGGTTTATCTAGGTCTCGTGTATTATCAACATTACCTAGTCCTATGTCTGTACTGGTTAGGTTTACACTTGACGTAATAGGGTGACCATTTACTTTTATTTCTTCCAAGCTAATATGACCAGCATTTAGACTATTAAGGGCTTCACTAACGGCTTCTTCTAGTTCATCCATATTTCTATTAAGATCGACCATTCCCGCCGCGATAATACCACCCATAGTTTCAATGTCTAGGTCAATATCACCTTTTACTTTTTCTGCACTCTTTGATATTAACTTTTCTAAGTCACTACATCTCTTGACTACTACTTTATTTTGAATCGGATTTTCAGAGTTCGCATCCAGGATAGAGTCGACTAATCTTCTCCACTTGCCGGTAACCTCATTTATTTCGTTGTCTGGTAAATACTGGTATAATTTCCCATCCTCACCGCAAAATGAAATATGCCCTGGATCAATACTTGTCTCTGGGTAGGATTTCATTTTTTCCAACGTGCTAAAACAATCTCTAGCAAAATTAGGCTTCTTACCTTGATAGTCAAAATTATCGCCTATACCTAGCATATTATTATTGTTAATTGTTTTTATTATACAGTGTGCAGAGTAATACATACTACCCTACACACCATATATTATAATTTATTCACCATACTGCCTATAGTTCGCCTTAATTGGTTCACTTGAGAGTTCCTTGCTTAAGAATCTGTTGGGTACTTCATTCATCTTAGCGAAACCATCAAATACATACCAATCTGAGCTTCTACTTGCATTACCATTTTCATCAATACTGTCAGTCTTATTCCAGTTATTCCTACTAAACATATTATTGAATGTCACCTTCAAGTTTCTATCGACGCCATTATTATAAGAACCTGTATCTGGATCCCAACTGCTAAGTCTAAAGCAACTTTCCATCTTCTGTATATAGATGTTTGATTGATTAAAGACATCAGTTAGGTTTGAGATTCCCCTAAACATACCGAACCTGAACATTCCCTGTATATACAAGTCAATCTTAGGTACTGTAAAGTTCATAACATTCAAGGTTAGATTATTAGGCCACATACAACCATTAAACATATCATTCATGTAGAGTCTATTTGTCTTTATATACTTGAACAGGCTTGGTGGGATAGTTACACTGTATCCCTTTATTACCCCATTCTTTGATATATAATAACCGAGCATCTTACAATTCATGAACATCCTAGTCATATCTCCTATGTTTGGTGTTGGTTTGAACATATAAGGTGGAATTCGTCCTTGTATACCATAGATCCTACTTATTCTATACTGTGCTTGATTACCGAATGATTGTCTAGTAGGTCCACAGTCTCTGAACAAGTCAACTACATCAACATTAGCAGTACAATACCTAAGCAAGTCTGGGGCAAATGCAAAACCGCCTGAATAAGAACAGCTAACACCATCGAAAGTACTAGATGTTGTTAGTGTATCTACTGTCTTGGATGGGTCAAGTACTACATCATCTAGCCAATCTATGTTATACTCAAACTCAGTACCACCAATACTTTCGAACCTTAGTAGCCTTGTATACATCTGATTGCAAAGTACTACATAATCGTCATACCTATTAGCCCTACCTGACCATTTCCACATGTAAGTATAGAGGTCTTTATTTGGTTTTACCTCTGACCATGTATTATTAATCAGAACATACTTAAATGGTTGATAGTCGATGTTATAGTCAGGCATATCAAAGTAGGTGCTTCCTGTGTCTGTTGTGAAGAGGTAATCATATTCCTCTGCATTACAATTCTGGAAACAACCTCTCATGATTTCTATTGTCTGTCTTGGTATCTTAACAACCTTACTAAATGTATGTGTATTCTCATCTAGGTCAGGTATCTTAGATGTCGTAGTATTTCTAGAGATATTCTGTTCAGTCTGAGTGTTATCTACCTGTACTGTTGTAGTTATGACTGTAGTTGGATCAATTACTACTTGATTTGTATTGTTAGGAATCTCTGAGAATCTATTATATACAATCCTAGTAGTGGTTCTAGTATTAGCAGTTTCATCCGTACTTATTACTGTCTTAACTGCCTTACTACCTTCCTTACTATCAATGTCCACTGTCTTAGTATGATCTGAACCAACTGACCTTATTGTGTAGTTGATGTCGCCATGATAGAATAGTCTAGCAGGTATCATTCCAACTAGCTTATGAAATGTCCCACCTGTTGTACTTGAGAATGTATAAGCAACACAAGATAGATTAATACAGTCTGCAAAAGGCTCTGGTAGTCCCCTCCTAGATGGTTCATTTACATTCGTCAGTCTATAAGGAGTTTTGAAATCATAGAAACAGTAACTGATATTTCTAAGTTCTGTACATCCAGCAAAAGTAGATCCAGGTAGTTCAATAGCATCACCAGTTATATTCTCCACCGACATACCCCTGAACAAGCTGACCAACATTGTGATCTTACTGTGATTCTTACAGTTCTGAAGTATCCTATAAGGGAATCCACCGATTGAGTATTTCTTAAGTCCTGCACCTGTAAATGAATGATAACCACTTGAATAATCATTATAGTTACCAGTCTCAAATGCAATAGTCTTAAGTGAATCAAAGTCCTTTAGTGTATTATCAGTGAGCTCTAGTTTTACCTGTTCATCACCTACTCCTAAGTTACTAACAATGAAAGAACTTGATATGTTTTCTAGTTTCCTTGGGTCTTTAAAAACCTTATCAAGGTTCATCTTACCAGAACCACTATCACTGATACAGGTATTTACAATATTAACTAGAGACGCTGGGAAAATACCTAGCTCTTCTGTTATGTTGTCGTAATTTATATAGTTTGTATTCAGCGAGTGTGATATTCTAGTAAGCTTTGGGAGATCAGAGTACATTCCATCTAAGTTACCAATCTTACTTAATCCACTCTTGTAATTCTTAGTGATGCTGTCAAAAGTACTGAATGTAAGCGTATTGATATCATTAAATACTATACTGGTTGAGAAGTTGTGTAGGTTGGTTATTTCAAACTTACTACTACCCTCTGGAACTCTGAATAAGTATCTATCAAAATACACCTTACTATTGATTACATTAATAAACTGGGTCAATTTCTTAAGTGGACTGAACAAACCATCATTCTTAATAGTTTCTACTCCACCTGTTCTAACTACTGACGGTGAATAGAGCCTACCAGATATATTAGTACCATAGAATAGACCATTTATGTTTGTAATATTAACGCACTTATCAAATGTATGTCGGTTTAGTGAGTTATCGTTTGTGTCACTCTTCCAACCATCACCTGCAAATCCAATATCACCACAACTAAAGAACAGTGAATCAATACTCCTTACGTCTGGTCCTATACTATAAAGTGCATAGTAGATATCAAACAAGTCAACCCCTGAATAAGAGAAACATGAATTAACATCAGTAGCCACAAGTTTTAGGTTAGTTACACTATTACCCTCTTGGAATAAGAAATTATCATTCTTATAGATCCTATCGCTTTCTGTTGGGTGAATATACCTACCATACTGATTGACTACATTGATTCCGTTATACCTACCTCCATGTATTGTAAACAGAGGACACCTAGAGAATACAAGTGATCCCATCAGTGTGAAATTACCATATACTCTCTTCAGGCTACTACACTCATAGAATGACTTTGTCTTAAGTGGTGTTGGTTGATCTTGGATATTATCAAACACAACATACTCAAGGGATGGATTACTACTGATACTGAATGAATCAAGTCTATAACCCTTCAAGTCAATACCATTACTGTTACTTGAGTCTTGTGTTCTCAACGTCTTTATAGTAGTACCATCAAGACTAAGTGTTCTGAGTGAGGTAAGTTTAGAGTTACCTGTATTAATCTCAGTGTAATTACTATCTGATATTGAGAGTGTATCAAGTTCTGGTAAGTCATTGAGTGAAATAGTACTTGCTCCTGTGCTACCTAATGACGCAGACCTACAGCCGGATATTACAATCTTCTTAAGCTTTGGACAACTATTAATGTTAATCTTTGGCAAGTAAGACCAGTTATCATTAGAGATTAGTTCTACCGTCTCTAAGTTTGACATACCTGATATTACTACCTGCTTGATTGATCTATTTGTATAATCTAACTTGACTGTTCTAATATTCTCACAATTAGTAACCGCAAGTGTATTAAGTACTTTACAGTTTCTTAAGTCAATATTAGTTAAGAGCGGCTGTTTTTCTAGCGTCAGAGTTTGCACAGAACTATTACTAACGTTCAAGTAGTACAAAGAAACTCCCACTGGTATGATTACGTTGTTGATATCTGACTCACTAACATTCAAGTACGTAATATTCTTAAATGGGTTCTTGTATACATCAGGCACAATATCACTAGCTACCTGAGTTGTACCACTTAAGTCCACAGATTGAATACCCCCAGACTTAAAACCACTGAAATTAAGGGTCTGTAGTGCGAAGTATTCAGGATTCACTTTATAACCTGAGCTATCGAATGTCTTAAGAAGCTCGAAGATATTGAATGAGGATGTAAAAGTTGTAATACCGCTTAAGTTCAATTCCTTCAGTGATGATAAAGATCCATAGTTACTGTAGATATTACCCATGTTCGGAGTATATACAGGACTACCATCTTTATTTTTTACTACTGATGAAACTGTTGGTGTTAAACTGTTTATCTTAATACTCTTCAAATCAGACAATGATGTAATCTTATCTGAATTGTTAATGTATGTCTGAATATCTGGTGTGTCCTTACTATCGGCAACAATAATATCAGTCTCCTTGCCATCTTTTACGTAGGTGTATGATACTGACTTATTACCAATATTAGACTTCATAATAACCGGTGAATTAACAGTCACAGGCATAGTAATGGAACCTGAATCATGAGTAACACTAATACTATTCTTCCATGATATGTTGTAAGTGTCAATGTTATTATCCACCAGGTACGATGCTTCATTACTAAGACCAGCCCTATAACCGAACACACTATCCAAGAATGTAACACGCTCATCTAACCAGTTCTTAATAAATGACATTCGAGTACCATGCAAGTAGTTTCTCTGAGCTGTCTTAATATACTTAACATTATAGTCGTAGTTGAAGATAAGCTCACCACACTTACTAAGCTGTGTTGTAAAATGCTTCTCAAAGAACTCATCAACACTCTTAAGCACTGTTGACCTAAGATCGCTCCACATGATAGAATAGAAATGATAATCACCTGTACTCTTATAATCATTGAAGTAAGTATCGAAGAAAATCTCTGACTCAATACAACCCCAGAGCTTATTACTATATACTGTAAAGACTGTATTATCTGTCTGCTCAGCAATACCATAAAGTAACATTACCTTATTATCAGGACCATTAGCAATTGAGTTCTCTAAGGCTGTTGTAGTTACTTCTTCCGCACCTGCATTACCAAGACCTAGTGCAGTATCCATATCATAGAAAGAAGGTGTCCAATACTTACCACCAGGACTTCCATTCTTAGGTAACCAGAATTTAAATTGCAAGTTCTTACCAAGGGAGTCAACAAGTCCGAACAACATACAGATAACATAATAGAAAGCTGTATTCTTAACGCTCAAGTCAATACCTTCTTTTGCCTGAGGTCTAGTCATTGTGATTGTTGTACCCTGGCTATCTCTTGTTGTGGTAATACTTTCCCCTTCACTACTAGAGATTATGTACTTATTATAGGAGGTATTATATGCTCTCTTAGCTGAACCGTTGATATATTCCATCTTAGAGGCGATTGTATTATGTAAGTTTCTGAATGCCTTTGTTGCTTCATCCGTATTCTCAGCATAGACTCTCTTCCATAGCTTATCTACATAGGTTGCATCATTGGACCAGAAATAACCATCCTCCAAGAACTTAAACTTTCTTAGATTAGCTGGTGACCATTTAATCTGCTGGCCATCTTCATCCTCCAAGAAAACACCATTATATTTTATGAAACCAGTTGAATCTCTTACTATGTTGGCTGGGAATCTATTATACTTATCTCTACCAACTTTAATAATTGAGTAGTCGTATGGATCTTCAGTATCTCTATCTTCAAATACATCAACCTTAACAGTGGTACAATTCTGAGATCTTTCACCTTCATAGACCACTGCATTGATTGTATTATCCAGTTCTGATTCACTTGGTTGACTGAATAGGTTAGGGAATGTTACATCTTTTCCCGCCAACACATCACCGTATGGATTCTTTAGGTACTTAGGAACTTTATATCCTTGGTTGTACTCAGATTCACGACCTAAGTTAAATGAGTAAATACCAAGCACCCTAATATCTCTACTATCACCAGTTTCAGATTTAAAGTTAACAATCAACAATACCGGGAAACCTTCGATAGTTGGTTTTACGGTGACATCTGGCGGAAGACTACCACTAGCCTTCAATGCATCTACCTTAGACTTCGCTGGGTAACAGTCTGCAATATTGATTAGATTATTAGTTGGATCATTAAAAGTCTCATTAATAAACTTACCAATCACAGCATTATTGATATGTCCAGAGTCTACTACATCGGCCTTAAGTGTAAATGATTTTTCTGGGAACCAATCTGACCTAGGCGAGAACATCTGATTACCTTCGAATGTGATCTTAAGGTTTTTGATGTTATAGTTCATAGATGTAGTACCTTGCAGCTCAATTGTTACCTGTGAACTCTTAATACTAGTAGTGCCTATCTTATATTCAAAATTAGAACTACTACTTACATCAAGACCACCATTAGAAGTACTTGAGAATTGTGAGTAGGTCCAATTAACAGACATAGTAACAATAGGGATAGGTAGTTCAGTAAGTGCACTATCTAAGACAATAGATGTACCACTAATACTAGCTAGGTTCTTAAATTCTCCAGTCCTAAGGTTGTAGATAGAACTAATAGCACTTGTATCAATTGCTCCAGCCTCACCTGTTACCTCTTCATCGGTTCTAATACTATTATTTCTTAAGAGCTGAGATACGAGTCCACTATTTAAACTACCATCTTCATTTCTCTTAAAGTTCATGTAGTTATTGATATAGCTACAAACTATCTGACCTGTGTTAAGTGCTATGTTGAAGAACCTTGTTGAGTAGACATGGATTGTAGTACTATTATTTACAACAGTTCTACCATTATCATCACTAGTACCAGAACAAGCAAGAAACGCTCTACTAATGTTACCCATGTTGTAGATAAGACCTCTACTTGTATTAATCTCTATTGACTGTAAGATAATACCATTCTGATATACTGATAATGTTGCATAGGCTACTCCATTCTGTCCAGGTCTAGTTAGTACAATGTCAACCTGCTGGAAACTATTATCCTGCAATGATCCTACCAGTGTTACACCTTCTACCTTGACATAATATTTTCTAGGTGTGATGAGAATACCTGCACCTGTTTGATCTTTTGGGTTATAGTCACCAAGTTTATAGATTACTGCATTATCGTCTGGATCTTTACCTATGTGATAAGCAATCTGTACTGTGAATGTATAACTATTAGAAGTTACCGCACAGTTCACATCACTTTCTGAACTAGGAAACCAAGAAGTAACTCCACTCTTAGTCAGTACTCCATATGCAGTGTGTGTAAAAGTATAGGCACCTTTATAATCACTCTGAATACCTGAATCTGAACCAATATTATATAAGTCTAAGCTACTCTCTGGAATTCTAAAGGTCTTACTTCTACCACTAGTACTAAAGTTTTCATTCCTGTATGTTATATTCTTTGAACTGACCGCTCTTGTACCAGCCTCTCCCCAGAATGTATAATCATAGACTAGATACTTATTAAGGTCATTCATGTATGCCTTAACTGGTCTAGTGTTTGGCTCAATTACTGATACATAAACCCTACCTACGTCCCTAATTGTTCCTTGGTTAGCAATAATCTCAATAGTAAACTTTCCGTACGTATTAAAGATTGGAAACTGTGCGAGGTTAATTGGTACTGTTACTTGATTACCATAGATCAAGTTTCTATCACTAGCAAGAGTAGTAGATCCGCACTTAATCTCATAATTATAGGTACTAGTATTCTCACTAATTGTTGTAAATTGTAAGTTGAAAATACTATCCTGTGAAATTGAAATAGGTGATAGTGGATCAATACCTGTTACTGGTGTTACTAAGATACCATCAGTCACTACTACGTTTATGATACTTACTACACTACCGGATGATACTCTATTATTTCTCGTATTAGCTAAGAGGAAATAGATAGGGTAAGATCCAGGCATTGCATTTTTATCGACTAGTTTTGTCTTACCATTTCCATGTACATCAGAAATTGGGATATCTATAAAAGCAGCTGTCGTGTCAATGCCTAGTAATTCTACATACTGTCCAGCCTCACCTAAGTCTTTACCATCTGCCTTGAATACCCCGTCTTGTAGTGTGATAACAGACTTAGCAAAGTAGAGTCTATAGTCACCTGATATAGAAACTCTGTAAGACATCTGTAATTTAGCATCAGTCTCTCTAAGTGTCTTCTGTGTGATATTGACTGAACTACTATTTAAGGTGATAGATGAAATTTTTATATCGCATCTTGCAGAAAACTCAGACTCAGACTCATCAAGTGCGGATACCTGTAAGACGACATCACTCTTAGATACACCAAGTAAGCTAGCATCAAATGACTTAACAGTTCCTTTCTTTACTCCTGTCTCCTGGAATACTGCCTTACCATCAACCCTTACGATCACTGTATACTTGCCGGCTGCTTTAGAGTCAACTTTATAGTAGATCTGGTTAATTTCTTTATTCCAGATTATTTCAGATACGGGGTCGGTTCTATTAAAAGGATCTAGTATTAACACCTCTACAGTATTATTACTACCACCTCCACCATTACCCCATCCACCTGAGCCACCATGTCTAGCAAGCCAAGATACATTCTTCTTTAGTATCTCAATATCCTGCCTATCCTTGACAAGTGAATCTTCTATGGATATTGTTCCTTTATTGTCTGCTAAGATAGGGTTGTTTGTATAGATACCAGTAGCATCACTAGACGCTACTGGCTCCCATTTCTTAGTAGTCTTATTATATTTTCTTACAATTGCCATATAATAATTATAGTTTTATAATCGTTCCACCAGTATTATAGAGGTTTGAACTTAGGGCTGAATTAACGAAGTAGTCTCTATTCTCCTTGACTGTATCGCCATGTGTATAGATCTTCGCAAGGTCCCAATATCCCGCTGGTGATCCCTTCTCACTACCTGCATCATACATACCTCTGATCTGATACATATAAGACTTGATTTCACCATCTGTTACCTCATAGACTGTATAGAACGGATAACTCTGCTCTTTTAGATTAGATGCTTTTACGTAGAATCTCTCCCAAGGTATATAATCACCAGCCAAGTCAGAGTTAGATTTATTCTTGAATCCTGTTGCCTGACACATTACATAACTAGGGGCATTAATATTATCAACTACCTCAATTCTACATCTAGCCTTATTATTAATTGATCTACCTCTTACAAAACTCTTAGCTGCCACACTAGAACCATCAATAGTAAGTGCAGTGCTTGAGTTATTATAAACTTCATCACACCAGTTTGATAGTTCTGACCACCTACCATTAAACTCTTCTACTGTTAATTGCATGAAAGGTTTAAATGACGCAACAGTACTAAACATACCAGTCTTTGGGTCATCAGTTAAGATATCATCAACACTGCTAGTACTTCCATCAATTTTCTTAGTTAGTGGATTGTATGTAAGTGGTGCATCATATACAGGTGCAGTAATAGCGCAAGTATGTTTATGACCTCCCATTACCAACGGAATTCCCCACAGCTTAAATACTCTCTGATACTCGTAGTTGTGATAACGATTCAAGTATGCCTTAGCTGTTTCACGAGGAGCTGCAATATTATTATCATAGTTCTTGTAAGCAGAGTTAGATGTAATATTGAAAGGCATCTCATGAGTAAAGACAATGCACTTATTACACTTACCAACTAGGGCAGGATTAAATCTCTCCTGTCTGAAATCAAAGTTACTTGGTATTGCAACTCCCTTCCAAGTTAGTAGGTCCTTGATTATCCATTCTTCTTCGATGTCATAAATCTTAGAAGCATTTTTATTTTTTCCACCTTCTCTAAGTTCATCCTTGATACCGTAGATGGCATTGACTGTACTCTTGTCGAATTTCTTAGCTTTTTCTTTACCGGTTGAATCATATGTTACCTTATTAGAGATTGTACGTGTTTCTGATAAGAGTGATATGAAGTGGAATTTACCATAATTGAAAGAATACAGTGATGGCATCTTAAATGAAACCTGCTGACCTTCATCTTTTGCGGAGGGACCTGTAAATACTTGTGGATTTCTATGGTCTATCTCGAATGTATAGAAGTAGTCAATCACATAGGTATTAATCTTCCAAGGTGACTCTTTTCCATTACCAATATCTCTCATTGATATAGGTGCAAGGTCATTATTTCCGATAGTTAACATTTCCTCTCTGTCATCAATAGGCTCATATCCATCAAAGTAGTCAATCCACTCATTAGATCTACTACCATTATAACAGATATCTCCTGTATTAATGACGAAATTGAACTTACCAAATCTACCCGCTGTTTCTTCTTTCTTAATAAACTTAGCAGAAAGATTCCATACTTCGTACTCTTCCCAACTAGCACCTTGTTGATCGGTTACCTGCAAGAAATTAAATGACGTAGCTTGTGCATCAGATATAACAGTAAATTTTCTTACCTTACTCTGATATACGCCTTCACTATCATCAGTCTTACTCCTAACTACCTTATATTCATACTCGCCAGGTTGAAGTCCAGATATAATTACCCTATGTGTTGTGAGGGATTGTCCATATGCTGACTCCCATCTAACTCTATCGTACAAGCTCTTATGTTCTCCGTATAATATTGGTGAAGTATTTGGAGTTGTTGCAGCGGAATATACGGCGCCTGGTTTAATTGATTCTACCTTCGTCCAATCTGATGTTCCCTTCTTACGATACCAAAGGAATTCATCATGATAATCCACAGAGTTCCAACAAAAACATCTAGTCGCGCCGTTTGTACCCGCTGTTGCCTGAATACCAAATGTACAAGTTAAGGTACTAGGGTGATCAGTGCTAAAGAGTGTTCGTGATGTTGCAATAGATTTACCCTCAAATGATGCACGAGGTGTAAAGTCTTCTACTCGTCCACCTATGTTTGCGCCACTGATATAAGACGATGCAAGGAATTTATTATTATTGAAACTACCAACACCCTCTCTTGGATTAGACTGTGTGGTAGGGTCAAGCATATACCATCTTCTAAATACTACCTCGCTTGCACTACGTCCCGCTGGTAAGATATAAGTTGCTTTTTCACAGATCGCACTATTATTAAAACTAGCGAGATCAATGAAACCCTTAGCACAATTACTTGCCGCTACATCAACAGGACTAGTAGTAGATGATGGGATTTCAGACTGTGTACCATCAATGTTATAGAAATGCTCATCATCAGGTGCCCAACATAAATAGAATACGGCAGATGATTGGTCAAACTTAATCAGTTCACCATTATCCTCTTTCCACTCCATATCAAAGGTCTTAACTTTCAAGGCAGTTGTATTAACATCCATTACTGAACATTGTGCACCCCTAATCAAGAAAGTACCGCCTGCTGGAATCTTACCCCACAGTTTAAGTTTCTTCCATACCTTATTAGATCCCATATAGAGAAGATAGAAACCATTCAAGTTAATATCCTCACCAGAACCTGTATCTTCTGTTGCATATGGGTTACCTAGTTCTACGAAATTATGTGAACAAGGTTGATAGTCATGTGCTCCCTTAAGTGGATCTCCTGCATTACTACCGGAGCCACCCAGATAGAAAGAATTAATTACAATACCTACCTTAGCAACTGCACCATCATAGTAATAGTTGCTCTGTAATTCTGGCTGTCTATTATCAAGGCTATTATCGTATACCTGTAGCTTACCCTCTGCATTAACCTTGACTGTATATTTAGCCTCTTCTGATCCCACTGGTACAAAGCCGATTGAATCAACTTTCTTCAGCTTACTATCAATCAGGCTATTTACTGTATCTTGATCCATATCCGTTGTTTCGTTATTATCTTCACTACTACCACCGCCAATAGATGAACCACTTCCGATAGGTATTAGTTTTCCTTTTTCTGTAAATATATATAGTTTAGTTCTGTCTGTACACCAAATAAGCTCACCTGGGATAAAGTTCTTTTTTCCCGTATCCATCTGTTCCCAAGTACCCATCTTGATACTGATATGGTTGACAGTTGGTTCTTTGGCAGTTGCATATTTTGGCTCTACTTCAGCACTATTCTTAATATCATCTAATTGCTCTTTTGTTAGTACCTCTTCCTTAACAAGCTCATTGATGTAACCTGGCATTAGTGGGTTTGTTGTATTTGCCAGTTCAGTCCTTGTACCATCAGTAATACTACCACTGACCGCACCAAAGGATCTAATATTCATCAACACTTTAACTTGTTTCTGAAGTTCATATACTGCCTTCTGAATACTATATACAAGTGCAGTATTTGTGTCGTACTGATTATCTGTTGTATCTACCCAAAGTGCATTTACATCCTCGGGCTCTTTTGCACTAACTACAATACCACTTCCTTGACCAGTTAAACAAGTCCAACCATTGGAGTCATTTTTGTAGTAAATAGAATCATCTTCCTTTACATAGACAACTGATCCCTGTGCTTGTATTGCCTTATTTGTTTTTAAGTCAGCAACACGATCAATCTTCTTAATACCGCCGCCGAAATCATAAGGAATCCACTCACCACCATTCCACTGATAGGTATGGATTTCACTAGGGTCATCTACTACATAAACGACAGTACCAATCTCCTTAAAGCTCTGTGGTATGTTATTTCTACTAGCTATATTCGGAACGGGTCTAAATGCGCCGAGAATATTTTGGTCTATTAAGTCGCCCTGTGTTTTTAAGTTTTCTACAATCGGCGTAACCTGATCCAGACCAGACTTAACGGCGCTAATTCCGTTCGATGCATTAGTAGCTGTTGTTTGTGCGGATGTTAATCTTTTGTTCAGTAGTTCATAGCTTTCATAACTCTTCAGCTTAGCTATTTCACTTTCCTCAACAAGATCTTTACCTGGCACCTTACTAACCTTATCGTCGAGTGCATTCTGAGTACTAGTAGATATTGGTTTATCAAGGTCACTAGTATTATCAACATTACCTAGGCCAATATCAGACTTAGTTAGATCTACATTTCCTACAAGTGGATGACCGTTGACTGTTGTGCTCTTATCTACTTTTCCTGATAATGCGAGCTGTGTACGTGTTGAGAGCGGTTTATCAAGGTCACTAGTATTATCTACATTCTCTAGGCCGATGTCATTCTTATTCAGTACTACATTATCGGTTAGTGAGTGCCCATTTATCTTTATACCTTCAATATTGATACTACTTGCCTTTAGACTGTTAAGAGCTTCACTGACTGCCTCTTCTAGTTCATCCATATTTCTATTTAGATCAACCATACCAGCGGCAATGATAGCACCCATACTCTCAAGACCAAGTGTATCGCCTAGTTCATTAATTCTAGTATCTATCGATTGTTCAAGCTGTTTAATTCTCTCTACAATCGCTTTATTTTGAACTGGATTTTCAGAGTTTGCGTCTAATATAGAATCAACCAGTCTCCTCCACTTACCTGTCTCTGTTGATACCTGATTTGTAGTGAGGAATTGATAGAGCTTACCATCCTCCTTACAAAATGATACGTGGCCATGATCAACACTAGTATCTGGGTAGGATTTCATTTCTTCCAGGGTATCAAACGAATCTCTTGCAAAGTTAGGTTTTCTACCTTGGTAATTAAAGTTATCACCTATATTTAGCATACTGTAATTTATATGTTATATCAACATTAACCGAATGACTGCTTGAAATTAGTAATCGTAACGGGATCGGTCAAGGTGTAGATATAGTAGTTTACACCATTGATAGTTCTTTCTGTTAATGTATATGAATTTATGTACTCGAAGTTATTAGCATCCTTGATTGTAGTTAACTTGCCGAAATCTTTTGGGTACATATAACAAGTTCTACTATTTACCATATTGATCCCACTCCAAGTATAACCCTTAGATGAATTTAATACCTTTGTTAGCCCAGTTGTTGAAGTAGGAATAGGGTCACCATCTGCTAAGATTCCATAATAACAAGGGTGTACTATTCTGACCGTATATGTAGCAGTGTAATCTTTTCCACCTAACATTAATAAGAAATTATACTCTCTATTACCACTTGTTCTTGGTGTGAATTGATCTTGTACTGGCCTACTAAAAGATAGATCCGTAAGTTGATTACCCTCTACGTCACAAATAATACTATCCTCTGGATTAAATTCATAAGGTGCACCACCCTTTGCGACACTCACCCTAAGATTTACTGTTACTTGGTCATTACTAACACCAACGATAGAGGGAGAGCCTGTTACTGATACTTTAATAGGATTCAATACTCTATCAATATCATCAAGTACACCGCTATCTACCCTTCTCCAGTATCGGGTCTGTTTAAACTTTTCACCTGACTCACCACCAAAATATTCGTACCTCTTATAGACAGGCCCTGACATTGGATTATCTGGTGTACTTAGAAATCCCAACTGTACTCCACTAATCCTGTGCTTACTATCTAGGGCATCATACAGCTTAGTAATAAGTTCACCTAGATTGTGGTATGGCCCGTTATTTCTTGGCCAGATTAAGTCAGCATTGTAATAATTAATTAAGTCAGATAATGGTGTACGTGTCTCTTTATGACCAACTGCATCCGTTATTGTTGCTGGGTATACGAGTTCATCACCATTTACTACTTTATGAATACTTGCCATCTTATGTTTTCTTTTTATTTATACTCAATCCCTAGATAATTACAGACACCCTCAACTATTACTTCACACAGGACATTCTTACCTCTCGTGCTCAGTAGGAATTCTAAATCTTCCTTATTATCTTGGAACATATTTTCTACTAATACTGCAGGACAAGCCGTACTCTTACATACTGCTAAATCTGCGGTCCAATATAGGTGCTGTGGGTCTGGCGTTCTAACTTTCAGATTTCTCTTCAACGCTGCCTCTGCCATGTTTACAGCGAGAGTTTTACTAAGCCCACCAGAATTTCCAGCAACGAAGACGGACCAACCTCTAGCAGTGTTCCATGTACGATTATTTCCTGCTGCGTTACAATGAAGAGATACTAAGATACATTTCCCTTTTTTATGCTCAAGGTTTGCGGTTTTACACCTAGCTTTTAGACCTGGCTCAATATCATCAGTGACAGTTCTTTGATGTACTATACCTAACTGATCAAACCTAGCTTCGATAAGACTTGCTAATTCTCTAACCCACCTATATTCTCTAAGTCGATTATCAGGACTACACTTACCTGCAACATTACTACCGTGTCCACAATCTAATAAGACCTTTACCATAATTTTTACTGTGCTGTTATTTGTACTGGAATTGAACTACCTGTCTGTTTTAGTCTTGTTCTGATTACTTTATAAGGTACTACTATGCCCACCTTGTTCTCTATCTTAATATCCTCTACTACTAAGTCTGTATTCAAGAAACCACCAACATACATTTTGTTAGTAGGCTTGTAATAAAGTGCAGGGATAATAATATATGGATACTTACCACCGCTACAATTAAATACAGTCTTATCAAGTGTGCCAGATTCAACAAAGCTTGATGTTAACTTACCTTCTAACTGACTGCTCTTAATGGTCCCACTTAAGTTAAGTAAGTCTGATGCACCTACAAATTTACGATACCTAAACTTATAGATTGAACTTGCGGATACTCTAGCGCCGCTTTTGGTAATAACTCTACAATCTACAATAATATCAGAAGCAACTGTCCTAGTAACTAACTTATTATAAGTCCAACTACTCCCACCAAAATTAAGAAAGTTGTTTACAGGACTAGGGCGACTATTATCTATTAATCTTATAGTCATCTGTTTAATACCATCAACGCTCTCATCTACTGCACCACTTTTTCTTTGTAGTCCAATACTCGCGCTTGGTAGTATCTTATGACCTACTTCGAACATTGCATCCCTAGGACTAGATGTAGAATAATAAGTCTTATCTTCACTCAGCTTTTTTAGTTCTTTATTAGTTGCCTCCCAAAGTGCTTTATCGGCCTCATCAATAACCCCATCATTATTAAGATCAAATGCTTTATCTGGTTCAGAGTTTTCTACCTTCTTTCCTATCAATTCAGGTAGTTTAAATTCGACTAGTTCCCCTACTATACTCAGGTCTGTAATCGATTCTGCATTATTACTTAGCTGCAACGGATTAACTAGGTTATTGATCTTAGATAGTTTACTTTCTAACTCACTAACTAAACCTCCATTAATAGAACCTAACTCCTTTACTGCTTTAGCTGATACTGTTTGACCTTCATATATTTCTCCATCTACACTATCTACAACACAAGGTACCCAATGTCCTGTATCCACTAGGTCTACTTTGGAGTCATGATAGTACCACTTTCCATCTAAGCAGACTCTAAAACCTTCAGGAACAGGTGTCTTCCAATTGAGTAGGTCTGTCTTTGTTAGCGCCAATCCTTGCCTACTATCTAGAAACTCCCTTGATTCTAATGTAAAATTTGTTCCAATATGTGCTGACATATTATTATCTTCTTATTAATAATACCTCACCTAGTATCAGGTATTTCTACCCAATACTAAGCAAGATATGATATTTAATTAACGTACATCTCTCAATAAATAGTTCTGTGCATCTGGTAAGGTATGAGGATTTTCATGGTCTACATAATAATGTTCATTACCACCAGGACCAAAACTATAGCCTGCGAATACATAGTTAAACTCTTCACCATCACCTACTGATACATCCCTGTACTTACTGTTAAATATATTATTAAAGCTAACGTACTGGAATGGTAATTCAGTTCCCCTATCACCGGTAAACTCCTTACAAGCCCTAAATGCACTACCAATGTTAGAAAGGTTTGTGAATTTAGCAAAAGTATTATTAACTTGGAACTTATTTGCAGAGCTACCATGGAAGACTGGACGATAGAATACATAAGATACATCACTCAAGGTTGAATTATTTATCTTATCAAATATGTTATCTATCGTACCACGTAGAGGAAGTACAATACCACTAAAGGTCTCATGCAGGCTAGACACGTTTGGACAGTACTTAAAGAAGTTAAGAGGTATTACATATGTTGTTTCTCCTTCAACGGTATAGTAAGATAAAAGCTTACAGTTTCTAAACATACCGCTCAAGTTAACGCTAGTACCTTTCTCTAATGGTTTCAATAGATAAGGTGGTATACGTCCTCTTAGTCCATATCTAGAGTAAGTTGCAATACTATCACCACCATCATACTTGTCGTTATTCTCCTGCCTACCACAATCAGCAAACAAGTAAGAAACAGAACAATTCGGATTACAGTACCTTAACAAGTCGGGTGAACAACAATACCTAACAGTGCCGGACAATTCAGGACCATTCTCATTACCGAACTTCTGCTTACTTTCATTGGCAATCGTATAAGAGTAAAGTAGTCCTGGTGTATGAGTATTATTATCATCAAGGTTCTCAACGCCTGTTATACCTTTATACTCTGCTGACTTTGTCCAATCACCATCAAATGTCCAAATCTCAGTATACCTTTTATCGTTCCTGGTAATTGGTACTAGGTTATTGTCGTTGTCAAAATACCAACTAAACGGCATGTAATCTTGATTACTTTCACGAACAGTAGTATTAGTGTCATCTGTAGGCGATTCGTATGCTTCTAGATCCGCATGTCTGAATAAGTAGTCTGCGTGCTCTATGTTCTTATTTACAAGATCATAGGAGATAGACACTTCCTTAACATAACCATCTCTCACTGGATCTACCTTACTACCTTCAGATAATTCACTAGACCTATAGAAACTAAACTCACCAGACAGACTTCTTACTGCATATACTACATTAGATTGCCATACCTTGAGATCAGTTATCAGCTCATCACCACTAACATCTTCTCCTGTTGGTAATTCAATGTAAACCCTAATGCTTCTACTATCGATGTCGGTATAGTTACTAGTTACATCCTTCAGTGACTTAGTTGCATTATCGAAAATGTAGAACTTAGTCTCTTGTATGTCCCTGACACCTTGAAACGCTTCACCCTTCTTGCTAATCTCCAAGTTAATAGAGTTAGATTCAGACTTCCTTGGTTGATTACTGAACTGACTAGCTACATTTATCCACTTCTTGCTACCAATACTGATCGCATTACTCTGTACAAACTTTCCTGTTAGTGGTCTAGTAGGTAAGTCTCCGTGTAGTGCAATTCTATATCTTGTACTAGAATCATCCAGATAAGAAGTGCTAATACTTGCATCACTACTAAGTCCCCTCAAAGGTTTATTTACAGTAGTCTTGCCGTGATATAATAGCTTGTTTGGAACACTTGTCTTAGTTAGGTAGTTCACCCTATCTGGATTAGCACCAAACAGGTAAGATACATCCTTTAAGTTAGTATTCTGTTCGAAGCATCCACCCTTCAGCTTATACTTAAATTTAGCATTATAGAACAGACCTACTACATTTTCAAGCAGCTTATTATTAATAAACATATTATTGCCTGGTAGTTCAGGTACGCCCGGTAGTTCAGGTACGTAATCATTTGAAAAATTAGGAGCCTCTACATCAGAGAAAAAACCTGCAAACATCTTAAGATTAGGACAACTGCTAACAATTCCGTATGGGAATCTGTCACCTACAATATGTTTATAGTATCCAGAACCACAGAAAGATGTTAGATAAGAACCTACGATCTCTTTACCCTTATAGTCAATGTAGAATAATTTTCCATTACTAGGTATATAGTATTCCTGCGTTGAGTTATAGCCAAGACTCACTAGGTTAGCAAAACCACTGAATGTATCCAGACTAATAGGTAGGTCTACTTTAACTTCATCCCCTGCAACATTTAGACTGTTTCCTACGATAAATGACTTCTTAATACCTGTTACACTAGATGGACTGGCAAACATTGTTCTAGGATTTATAGTACCAGAACCGTATGCACAGTTAAAACTACTAACTAAGTATGTAAGCCCACTTGGAATTCTAACAGTATCGAAGTTGATATAAGAAGTACCGGAATGGAAAATACATCCACTTCCCGAATAAACTGTTGCGCCATTACTATCCTTGTAGGACGATGAATAAACCTTAGGTAAGTTCTTGAAGAAATCTGTTAAATTACCATACAGTTCATTTGCTATTTCAACTACTTTCTTACTTGGGAACTTACTCTTTTGATCCTTAATATTTTCTACAACGCCCTTAATAACTATAGATCTCTCCGTTGTCTCATCAAGCCTGTTTAGAATCATATTAGGGAAGAAGTGGTTAATATTCTGAATCTTATAATCACCTGTATTTCTTTCCCTTCTAAACAAGTACCTATCCATTACTATAGGAGTATTTGCCCACATACCTTCCATATTTTGAAGGTCTGTTAATGGGCTGAACAATCCATTATTTCTTAGTACCTCACCGTTTGATACATCTACATGAGGTGAAAGAAGTTTAAATGGGTTTCCTTCTGTACCTGAGTATGAGAAAGTAAATCGAGCACTTACTACGTTCTTAGCCCAACTAAACATGTATCTATTAGGTGAATCAATCCAGTTGAACAGTTCGCCTCTACTACAGTCACTGAATAAATTATCAATTTTTGTAGTATTAACAACCTGCTCACCAACACCTAGTCTCTTTGGTCTCCCTGAATATCCAAGTGCAGTAAGTACATAATAGACGTCAAACACAGTAACTCTAGTAGACCTAAAGCAATCAGATATATTAGATGCGTTGAAGTCCATATTAGTCACTAGTGGAGTCTGAGCAGTCTCTCTCTGAAACTTTAATGAATAGGTTGATATTTCAGGGCCAACCAGTTTAGTAAGAGTAAGATTTTTATCTACCTCATACGGTAACTTAGTTATACCGCTCTCCATCACTGTACCGTACGTATTCTTAGATGAATCGGTTCCATGAACTGTAAACCCCCTACAGCCATCGAACATTTGATTAGTCTTGACTACTACGTGACCATATACCCTAGACAAGCTCGAACAACCATCAAAGTTAACACTTAGTTTTACTGGATTCTCTTCATCATTTGCAAACTTAACCTCACTTAAGTTTTTCATCTGTCTCAAGTCAACCTCTAAGTTAGGGTTTGTGAAACGGCTGAGGTCTAAGTAGTTCTTATTAAATGAGGTACCATACACGACAAACTTAACACCAGTATTTCTAAGATTGAGATTGACTAGGTCTGGAAATTTATCATCCTTATGTGCACCCCAAATATTTACAACATCATAGTCAGATGGAAGCTGATTAACTTGACTTTCTAGAATACTGTTATGATAATTACTAGAACTATCTGCATCAAATACAAATGACCTCCTATCCAAGTAAAGTCCCGCAACACCTGGGCCACCTTCACTTGGGTCATCATACTTAGCACCTGAAAATCCGCTATCATCATAGTCTCCCCAATTAGGCGCCTCTTTTTCAGGAAGCTCTAAGTTCTCGGTTGAATAACTTGCTTCATCAGGTCTACCACTAAAGATGATATACTCAAGATTAATACAGTCATGAAGATCTAAGTTCTTTATCTTCTTACTACCAGCCAGATTTAGTACTCTTAAGTTTCTACATCCAGTTATAGTAACAGTCTCTAGATTTTCCAATGACAGTGTAATCTCTCTTACTCTATTATTATCAACGCACTCAAACCTTGTGAACCTTGGACAGTTTACAATATCAACGGACCTAAGACTTGGTTGTGTACTATCGAGCTTCAGTGTCTCAAAGTTACTACAGTTCTTTATTGATACTACTGTCAGAATTTTACATCCCGCTAAGTCAATTGTATCTAGGAAGTTCTGAGTGTTTAAGGTAAGATTGTTAATTCTAGAACCCGTCACCTTCAATGAACTTAGTGATACATTAGGCAGTGATACAGAGGTTACACAACTATTACTAATATCAATCTTCTGTAGCTTCTGGAACTTAGTCTCATTAGTAGTATTAGAGTTACTATCTAAGATATTAAAGTTGAGGTTAAAGTTCTTTGTTGCTAAGGTGCTCAAGAAGTTAGTATTTGACAAGTTAATCTCCCTAAGCTCAGCAACATCTACATTATCTGCAAACAACTTACCTAAGTTAATTGGATTGTCCTGATTAAATCCCTGTGCACCACTCAAATTTAAGTTAGTATATTTCATAAGACTACCTGTTATACCACCAACATTTGCAGTGGTTAGTGAGGTACTTCCATTACCAATTGACAAGATAGTGTTTGAAAAATCGAGTGTGTGTACCTTGGCATTATCTGTTCCACTAGTACCATCGCCAAAGTAGACGAATGAATCACCATACTTTTCAGGCCTACAGAAAGATGAGATCGTTTTACTACCTGCTACGTTTGATGACATAATAACAGGAGCTTCTACCTTAATTGGCATAGACTTTACTGCATTACTTGAGTTAATCTTCACCGTAGATATACCATAGAAATCAGATGCCAAATTAGTTGTTTCTGCGTTTGTACTATTCTCCATCTTAAGCCATTCAAATACACTATCAAGGAATACAATATGCTTCTTTAACCACTTACGAGCCTGAATAATTCTTCTACCATTCAATTTGTTCAACTGATTAATAGGTGTACCGCTCTCATTCCTATAATCCTGTAAGTACTTAGCGTTGTATGTAAGATTAAACAGTAACTCGCCACAACCTTCTGTCTGAGGAATGAAATACTGATCAATGAAGTAATCTGCTAGACTTGTATACTGCTTTCTAGTATTCGGATTAATCACGGTCTTCATCTTTGCGTCGAGAAGATTGCGAAGTTTACACCATGCATCAGAATAAATTGACTTCGTATAACTCTGTCCTGCACCTGGTGCTTGATGAATTGCTTTCTTACCAAATAATGACATCCAAAGTTTATTCGCAAAACCTAAGACGACGCTATTCTGACCGTCTATCTTATCCGTTACACCATAGCCGTCTCCACTATTAGATAAAGGAGAAAACCATAAATCCTCTGACACTGCAATAGCCGCCTGATTATTTCCACCAAGTCCAGTATCACAGTCATAAATACCTAAGACAGCCTGGTTGTTAGGGTCGCTCTTGTTTACTTCATTATACCTACCAAACCACTTAAGAGGCATGTTTTTCTGGAAGTTATCAAGCAAGCCAAATAAGTTAGCAATACTGAAATACTTATACGCAGAATCTAAGTTCAGATAGTTCGTAATATCAATATCATCATCGTTCTGTGCAAACCTATTTTCTTGACCTTCTACCTTTCTCCATACATAAGACTTACTCGTTGATCCTGGTACTACTGCTTGTATATATTCGTACTTATCATAAGAGTCAGCGAAGAAATCCTTGTTAATATTAGCTGCATCATTACTATATCTTTTCTTGACTGCATCTAATTTAATGATCTCCTCTGCTAGCTTATTAAATCTTTGTACTTCGCTCGGTTTTGTTGCAACTTGATCTTCCGGTTGTCCTTCGTATGGTTCCTTAATATTCAATTCTAAGTTAATGTCATTGAAGTTAGGATCATTCTGCCAGAACAATGCACCATACAATTTATCTCTTAAGTATTGTTCACTTCCATCAATATAATCAAGTTGTGCACCACCTTCTACTGCATTAGTACCATCTGATCTTGTACCGCCGAAACCAAAATTATCCTTAGCCTCAATCCAGTAACCACCAATTCTTGTCTCATTATAAGTACAACCTGTCTCAAAGTATGGGAAAGTACTACCTACTTCAAGCTTATCAATTAAAGTTGTTGAACCATTTTTTGTCTTTTTGATAGAGTTAATTACCTTATAGCCGAGATTTCTATGCGCATCACGACCTAAGATAAACTGATAGATACCAAGTGAGTGAATACTAGTACCTGTATTCTTATCGTTTGTTCTTAAGATTACAAATACTGGGAAACCCTCAACCGCATGCTTAAGTGTTGCCTTCTTAAATTGATTCTTATACCAAGAGTCATTAAATGCCTTAAGTACATTTTCATTAAACGGTAGATACTTTGATGCCTTTGTAGTGTCATCGTATCCAAGTTCCTCATTTACAAACTTACCAACGGCTGCATTAATTGAGTGACTTGAATCTACAATATCAGCCTTCAATGTATACTTCTGCTCTGGTAACCAAGACTCTTTAGGGATAAATACAGTACCTTCATCAAACTGTATGTTAAGGTTCTTGATATTATCTGCCAATGTTGAAGTACCTTGTATTGATACTGTTGCCGTCATTGGTTTATCCCTATCACCACCACACATAATACCACTCTTTCCATCGTAGTATTGAATCTTTGCAGAGACACTAGGAAGAGAATTACTATCTTTTCTCTTAGGACTAGTAAAGTTATCCCAGGTCCAACTATTCTCACTACTAACATCTAAGAATACGATAGGGATAGGGATAGAATAATTACTTAACTCTCCGGCAGGCTTAAGACTACCAGCTGCAATAAAGTTAGATACATTATAAGATCCAACACCTGAATTATCCCACAACCAAGATTCACCTGGCTTGTTTGTATCCAAGTTGTATTTAATGAAGTTTCTCGCTAGACCTTCCTCAATGTATCTGTTATCTGGTGTTCCCTTACCATCCGCATCGATTACATAATGAGAAAGGGACATATTGTTTAAGTAGTTGAACAAGATATCATAGTCAGTCAATGTAGTAGTATACACCATCAACCTATAGACATTAATATCTGCAAAAGAACTATAACTAGATCCCTTCTTAGAGCAGCCGAGTAAGATATTCTCTTTTGCCCAATCGCCTATGAAGTCTGAGACAACAGCAGCGCTTTCAATAACACCATTTATATAGACAAGTACTCGTCCATTCTTATATGAAATAACAAGGTCTACTATCTCATCATCCTGTAAGTTAATAGTGTGTGAAGAACTAGATGTACCGCCAGACTTAATCTCAAGGTCATGTACTCTAAGTAAGATACCAGACAACAACGTACCATCTTGTGCTACCTTACCTAGTTGAAGTACTACTCTGTCATCATCTGGGTGGTAGTCAGCCTTATAACACAGGTTGATTGTAAATTCTTTACTAGTACCTGACTTAATAAAATCATAGAACTTGCCATCTGTGAAGTTGCTATAATTCCATCCACCTACCTTACAGTAAGCTCTATTCTGAAGACGGATATGGCTTGGCTTGGTATCAGATATAACTACACCACTGTAACTATTAGTATCAACAAACTCTGCTGACTGTTCTACACTTACCTTTGTGCCATTATATACATAACCACTACAAGTTGAGGTAATACTAGAATTATCTCTTGACTTACCAAATGCAATGATATCTGTAATAAGTGCTCCTGTCTTTGGTGTATCTAGCTGAGTAAAGTTTGGTCTTCCCACCTCTGCATAATAGGTTGCTCCAATATGCTCTGTGTGTATGTCAGTCCAAATTTCAACCCTAATCTCTAGCTTTGTACCTTCACTAAAAGAACTAACAGATAAGAAGTTGTCATTGTTAAGTTCATTAAATGAGAATACTTCACTAGGCGTCTTACTAACACTACCACCATTACCTGATACCTTGATAGAGTAATGATAAGACTCTGATGTATTTGAGTAGTAGACAGTGAAAGGTACATTAAGTGACTTGTCCTTGTTAATCAATACTGCATCCTCTAACCTTGTTGGTAAGATTGATGAGATTGTCATATTATTACTTGTCACTACCAAGATTGTCCTGGTCTGTAAACTACTTAGGGTGCTTACCTTCTTACTAACTAATCTTGCCTTAATTTCATTAGTATTATTACCTAATGTGATATCGTTGTCTGAAAAACCAAGTCCACCCTTACCTAGTTGAACATTATATGTATACTTGTGATCTATTTCATCAACAATTACATCAAATGAATACTTATCTTTTGTACCACTAGCCCTTACTACATCTATCTCAAGTCTATAATCACCTGCTACACCTGATGAGTATTCAAAAGACATTTCAGAATCTCTATTACCCTTCTTGAGATCTTCTATTGTTATCTTCTGTTCCTTCTTAGCAGACAAGTTAACATTTGAGAAATATATTGTACTACTCCAAGATATAGTTGTAAATGTAGAAGGGTTATTAGCAGTTACAAGCAGTGGAAAAGTAGTAACGATATTATTATTCTTCAGTATACTTCTGTCGATATTCATACCGTTAGTACCACTTACTCTCTTAAGCGTATAGATATTAGAAGTTGCCTCAATGTCCCAGTTCTTGGTACCACTGATTACTTTGATACTAAGACCTTCATCGCCGTTGAGAATAATTGGATCTGAACTAGCCTGCTCCTGCGACTTGGAATTAACCATAATCTTGGCAGTACTAGTATCCGCACCAGTACCACCTCCATTACCACCATTACCTGAACCACCCCCACCGTGAAGGGCAAGCCAAGCGACGTTACCCTTCAAAGTTTTGATGTCATCAGTTATATGCTCGAGGACATTTTCTACGTCAGTCACCTCCGCAGTTTCTTCACCTTCTGACTTAACGATCTCTCTAAGTTTTTCACTACTCGTTAAGATCTGATCAGCTTGGGAAGATGCAAAAGATTCCCACTTACTCTTGCCTCGATTATATTTCTTAATAGTTCCCATTAAAATACAATATTATATTTAGTCCCGATACCTTCACCGAGATCTATTGACTGTTTGCCCAGTGACTTAATATCTTCTACCCTAGTTGCATCATTCCAGTTATTCCAAAGATAGGTAGTTGTATTTGCTGTTAAGTCTACATCCCAAATACCGGTAATCTGAATTGACTCAACTTCGATACCTGTTGCAGTCAGTTTATACTTAACATAGGTAGGGAAGTGTTGTGCAATACCTTCCTTATCTTTACCAGTTCCTTCTTTACCTGGATAATACTTCTGAAGCCAAGCGATTTTTGTGCTACTAGGTATTTCCTGATTACTTACTAGTTTATAACCTGTTGCCTGTGACATTACATATACAGGCGCATTTATTTTTCCTACTAGTTCATATCTCAGGTTAGTATTAGTAGCTGCATCGCTTGGGAGAGAGGTAACTTGAACAACAGGCTTACTGCTTGTCTCACCCTCTACATTACCACTCATCAAGTCAACACCACTAGCGGCTCTATTACCAACGATATAATTCTCTGGTGCATCATAGATAGGCCTTGACATTGAATAAGTATGTTTGTGTCCACCCATAACAAGTCGGATACCATACTTCTTAAATAATCTTGACCACCTAAAGCTACCACCATTAGAAGATACACCATTTAACTTTGAACCGCCTCTATCTGTCTTACTCTTATACTTATCAACAGTAACGATAGTAAATGGCATCTCATGGGTAAATACAATGGTCTTATAACAATCTGATGGCTGAAGTTGTTTATTAGTATCGGCCTCAATTGTTGCTAAGTTTGTTCCCTTCCACAATAACAAGTCCTTTCTAAACCAATCTTCTAGTTGACCAAGACACTGAGATAAGAACTCCTTACCAATATCCTGTGTAAGAGATGTATATACTGTTACCGTATTTGATCTAAACTCTGAATTGATAGAAACAAAGTGATAATCTCCGAAATTGAATGAATAGAGAGATGGCATGTAATACTCAAATCCATATGCATTACCACCTACCTGACCATCTTCAATTAGTCCCGTTATATACTTAGTGGTGTTATTCTTGTTAAACAGTCTTGCACCATTTCTATACTTAAAGATAGCTGGGTTATTCTCATCTAGTTCAAATGTATAATAGTAGACAACGTTGGTATGATTGATTTTATAAGAACTAGGAATACCATTACCAAGCTCATATTCATTCTTACCACACAAGTCATTATTACCAATTGTGAACATCTCTTCCTTACCTCTGAGCGCTTCTCTACCCTCATAGTAATCAAGCCACTCATTTTCACGGTTACCACTCTGAGTAATGTCACCAGTATTAATAGTAAACAGTGACTCATTCTCCTCAGCGGCAATAAAACTAGCTGACTTCTTCCAAGCAATGTACTCCATATAGTTGAATCCTTGCTGGTCGGTTACTTGAATAAATGAATAACCTCTTGCATTAATTACACTATCTGAATATACTGTAAATGTAAGAATATCACTAGTATAAGACTCATCACCTTCTCGTCTTACCCTGTATTGATAAGTACCTGCCTCTAAGTCTCTGATGATTACCTTATGTGTTGTAACTGCCACTCCACTTGTTGCAATCCATCTAATTCTCTTATACTGATTGATGAATTTCTTAACATTAGAGTCCCCAGCATAATCACCACCAGTCTTAATGCTATTCTCAGTGATGGAACTTAATTTTGTCCAACCTGCACTGCTTGTTTTCTTATACTCAACAAATTCATCATAATAACCAACAGATATCCAGTTAAGACATCTACTAGCTTTCTTTCTCCCTGCTTCATTATGTGTTGCTTGTCTACCAAATGTTAAGTTTACATAATTAGGCTTGCTTGGGTCAAATGTAGTGTTGGTAGTAAATAAGTTCTTACCATACGCAGAAGACCTAGGCGTGAATCTAACCTTATCACTCTCCTTGAAATATGACTTAAGTACGTTAGTTTTATCATCATGCACTGTTAAGTCAATGTATGTCCAAAGCGCCTTACTATTTCTAGCACTATACGCCTTATATGCCTGCGTGGAAGGATCTAAGTAGTACCACCTAAAGAATAAGCAGTTGTCCATCTTACTAGTAGGAGCAATATCTACACTCTGACCACCTTCACCTGCACCTGTTCTAATACCAACAGAATCAACATAGCCTGGAATCACATCACTGCTATATGGGGTTAAGAAATCTGATAGGTCTGATACTGGATGAAGTGCCTTATCTGACTTATAGATCTGAATTGTTCCCCCAGCATCTACACTACCCCAGCACAAATAGAATGTACTACCTGTCTGATCAAACTTAATTAATTCACGAGCTGGATTAATCTTACCAGTCTCAGTATTTCCCTTATACCACTGAAGATCGTATGAATCTACGTTAATGATAGTGGTGTTAGTAACGTTAGAGCACTGTGCACCTCTCACCAAGAAAGTACTCCCCGCCTTAATAGTACCTACTAGTGGTAACCACTCCCAATTAGATGTACTACCAGGTCTATATAGAAGGTAGAGTCCGTTTAAGTTAATATCGGATGTAGATGAATTACTTAGCTCTACGAAATTATGTGAGCAAGATATAAAACTATGCTCATCATTATCACCTCCGCAAAACACAGAGCTGATATTTAGGAAGTGACTAACATAGTTTCCACCCTTACTATCACTATCTGGCTGGCCTAAGTCAAGTCTATCGTTCCTGTATATAATTAAGTTGCCATTCTCATTTACCCTGGCACTATATTTATTACTTGCTAGGTCTACAAAATCAAGGGAGTTAAAATCGATTCCACCCTCTATTAATTTTCTTAATTCTTCTGCTGACATATTATTATTTTCAGTAGGATTTGTAACTACTCCTGATCCACCAGTTGTAGAAACCTGTTTAAATTTACCCCCTATGTAGATAAATAAGCTACCCTCTTTATCCTTTCCTTGGTCTGTTATCCAAATAAGCTCACCATCTATTAAGTTCTGGTAGTTAGTCTTAAAATTCTGAGCAGTATCTACCTTAATACTAATATTAGGTACTGTATGTTTCAGCGCTTCTGTAGTGGGCCTGATAGTATCTCCTTCTGCCTCTCCGGTTCCAGGATTGATAAGACCTGTTGTACCAATCATCTTATGTCTCCAGGAATTACTTGAATCGCCGGCTACTACACCATAATTTAAGATACTCAATAGACTCTCTACTTGTTTTTGGAGACTAGCAACAGACCTATTAAGACTTGCTATTTCCTCTGAACTTGCATCAATATCCCTACTAACATGGCTACCTGTATCAAACCAAATCTTACTCTGATCCCTTACTGCCGGTTCATTATCAGAAACTACTATGTCCTCTGATGATATCTCTTCCCAACTGCCAAGATCTGATTCAACAACTTCTGCTTCATTCTCAAACAATGTACCATCTACGTGCTTAAACTTGACACACCTATAAGTAGTACCAGTTTCTCTTACATAACAGATCGATCCAATAGTTAATCGGAATGCGGGTATATTACTCAGGTCAGTTAATGTGTCTACCTCTTTATGACCACCCTTACCATATATTGCTTGATGTGTTGGGTACTTATCAAGGTCTGTAAAAGGTACAATAGGGGCTGATATGTTTGTTCCTCTTAATTCTGACATATCTTAAAAAATTTCTCTAATATCATTTATCTTGACAACCCTTAATTTTCCCAGGTCTATCAAGTCTGTTCCATTCCAGAATAGTGTTGAATATTCAGGCAGCTTAACATACATTGATTTCTCCGTCATATTCTTAACAACACCGCTAGTATCTGAATCTGCCACATATAATTTCTTGATAGACTTGATATAATAGATTCCTCCCTGTTTCATACCAGATGTCGGAATTTCATCAAACATTCCATCAAGATAAACAATACCACTAGTTTTAAAGTCGAGCAGCTTGTCTTTTAATTGCTCCTCGATATTATGGTTTAAGAGGTCGTTTAAGTGATCGTCCCCTACACCATTAATAACAATACCGTCAAAATCACCAAATACATAGTTCTGTCTAAAGTCGTATATCTTAATTGGTTCTTTCTTTAGGTATACAAAATACTCTTCACCATCAATTACATAATGATTGTCATAGATAATATAATCCTTCAAGTAATCGATGCCATGATAATCGTAGATGTGATCCAAGAAACCATACTTCTTAGGATAACAATAAACAGTCTTAGATAGTTCCTTTATATCAATGTCAACCCATTCTAAGCTTCTACGATTATTTAGTTTTTTCTTCTCTAGTCCCTTAATATTCTCTACACTAGGTGTCCAATCAGGTGTAACTCTTCCATAATAGAAAATGTAGCCAAAACGAATACTTACTTTTTCTCTTATATGCTGAAAAACTCCCTCTGCTAACTCTACCTTACTTATTACCTCAATATCCTTGTCGGTAGTTAGATTCTGTAGTCTATACTTTCCACCACTTAATGTAATCTCTTGTCCATCTATAGAATAGCTGCACTTACTACTTATATCGTTTCCAGCATGATCTAAAGTTCTAATGCTTAAGTTTACATCCTTCACATCACCAACTTTAAACAAGAAACCACTATCACTAGTAATCTCAAGCCTATCATTCCTAGATAAGATATCACCAAGTAATGTCTGTACACTATCCGTTGAGAAGAATTCATCCTCTCTCTTGCACTTTCCATCCCTATAGAACCAACGATATCCAGTCTCTAGGTCGATGAAAATAAAAGGACCACCAGTAATAAGTTCAATCCGTCTGTTAGCCTCATTCTCTGGCTTATAGACATAGTACCACTTATTATCAGGGTCTTTGTAAATATATAACTCATTATGAACTAGTGATGAAACGTCTGCAAGTGATTCTACTACTTTTCTAACTACTACAGATCCACCTGCACTAATTATTCTATAGCAATCTTCACCAGTTCCATCTTTAATACCAATAGCTACTAAAGTCCCGATATCTGTTTTCTTATCTGGGTCCTTCTTGTAGTTTAGCATTACTACCTCACCTTTCAAAAATCCCCTCTCGTTAAGTCTAATTACTGCCACTGCTCTAGACTCTTCGATATACTTACTACTGGAGACTTTAATTCTATAGTCTTTGTTCATTTTTAGTTCTGATTGTATTTTAAAGAAGAACAGGGGAAGCTTAGTTGTAAATCACTTATACCTCTAAACTTCCCAATGTTCTAGTCATATATAAGACTTCTACGTGCTCTCAACTACTATTTAGTCAATTTCACATCTACATCGAAAATAATAGTAACCTGATTACCCTTACCATCGCTAATCCTAAAAGAATCGATCGTCTTTATATCTTCCTTCTTACCTGCAAACAAAGTACAGAAGTAATAGTTAAAGATATTCTGACCAATTACATCTCTTGACCTATTATCAATAGGGAATAATGGGTAGTCATTGCTTGATTGTATCTTTTCGATAATCAAGGTATTACTACTCTGTGTTCCAAACTGTGTGCCAGTGCTTGTTGGTAGTTCAGCAGAGGCAACATAGATAGGATATATGGCAGTCAGTATTGAAAGTTGATATCTACTGTAGTTGCCCAAATTATCATACAAACTCCTAGTAATGGTCTCAACATCACTCTTTATCTTAACTGTCAGAATATTACTTTCTTCGGAGCCTACAAATAACCTAGACTTTGTATTATCCATTGTATAAGTTCCATCTTCCTTAGTTGGAATATAAGAAACAATAATACCATGTGTGTAAGGTTCTTGTAGGAATGATGGATTTTGTTGAGCTGTGTCATAAACTATCTGACCAGTCTCTTTCCCCTCAGTTGCAAACCTAATGGAGAAGTTATCAGGTACTCTATCTTTTGACAAGGCTAAGATTTTTGGGAGATTGGTCGAATTGCAGAAGTTCTCAATACTACTACTTGACGGTTCTAATTCAATTCCACCATTATAACCAACTCTACTAGCCCTACTTGCAAAATCTACCTTCAAAAATTTCTTACCAAATAAACTCTCTACTGTAATTAGATTTAATATGTTTTTTCCATCATAAGGAGATTTATCATGTGCCTGTGTGATGATAGTATTTTCAAACAATGGATTTAGTTCTATTGTTTTCTTACCACCACTCGCCGGAATAATGCCACTAAACTCTTGGCTAAACGTATGATAATCTCTACTGCTCTCTGATCCAACATTGCGCCCAAAACCTATATATAAATCAAATACTTCTTTCGTCGTTCCTACTATAAGATTGACGACCTCCTGTGGATAAGAATTATTACCTATCCTTATGTTTCTATTACTGTCTAAGATAAAATTATCCTTGTCGATATATGATTCTATCTCAAGTGTACCTATGTAGTGCTCATCATCTCGAGAAGTCAGTTGGTAAGTGTCTGGTGCCTTATACTGAATTTCAATAGGTCCCTTGTCATACCTATTTAAGTAGACCTTATTATCTTCAGGCAACTTAAAACCCACCACACCTCTTAATACTCTAACTTTAAAGCTCTGACCAGGTACTGAAATATCAACTAGTAACTTCTGATCTGGTAGTACGTAACGATGGTTCTGAGTTGGTGGTGTAACATAGATCTTATTATTATACCTTGGCTGTGAGTATATATTTGATATAGACACTCTAGGTACTATTAACCTATTATACACATTATACTCAACCTTCTTTCCAGTGCCTACCTGTTCAAGCTTAACAGTATCTATGACTGGTATTGGATAAGACTGATTGATCTTGCTTGGGTACTCTTCATACACAACGCTTTCCTTAGTATAACGATAACCTTTATTACTACCATCATACTTGCCACCAACCTTTACCTTATTACCAACAAAACCTGATAAGTCAACCACAGTATCCCTAACTGATTTACTACTAACTGACGTACTTAGCTTTGTTTCAATACTAGACTTATATGCAAGGCTGAAACTATACTCCTTTTCTTCGATGTTATAGGTACAGAATATATCCTTCCCCGATCCACTCTTTATCAGTGCACTACTAATAGGATCATCGCCAAATAATTCAATACTAGACTTAAGTGTTTCACCTGTACTTGTAAGAGATCCCAAGTCCTTACCGTCTTCACTAGGAATACTATCTATATAATACCTCCTAAGCTGAACAGTTTTACTAATGGTTGGATCACTCTTGTAGGATATGTTGATCTCAGTCTTCAAGTTCTGGTATGGTGTTCTAAATGAATTCTTCTCACCTCCCTCAAATACTAAGTAGACTGGAACATATTGACCAGGTGCAGTTCTATCAAATTCAACACTCAATGTATTTTTCAAGACCTTATTAGTATCATCGATAAAGTGTAAGCTATCATTCCCACTTAGTGTAACGACAAACTCCTCTGTACAACTAACAAATATTCGATAGATTCCGATGTAGTCAAGAGGAAGTACGTTAATACCATTCCACAACTTATTATCGTCTGTCCTAACTATAATATTATCTTCAGAACTTTCAGACTTTACTCTTGTCTTTACATTAGCAGTTGACACACCATTATTCTTCATCATCAAGTATTTCCAGTCTGATAGCAAGTCCTCTACCTTTATAGTATTATCACTTACTCTATCTACTGTAAAAATATTTATAATGTCATGTGTCTTTACAGGGTTAGCTTTGTTCTTCAACTCAATCTTATACTGAGCAGTCGACAAGTCTTTATTAGAATTAGATACTACAAACTTTCCATCACCTAGGTCAAGAAATTCAGGATTCAATAAGTTATCTGGATTACTAGACACTACCTGAAGCTTATTGTCACTTCTTATACCTACTTCTTTCCAGTGTGTATAGTTGTCGATTGGTTTAGATAGTGCAATTACTGCAGATTCACCCTCACTTCTGAAATCAATATAGTCATTTTCACTGTCGTATGGCTTGTAGGTATTAACTAACATCTTGAACTTTTCAACTTTTCTAATACCTGACTTAATTTTACCAAGTGTTATTATATCACCAACAGAATGTTTTACTAAGTTACTATCATTACTAGTATACTTATCAAAATCTTCTTGCTTTTCAAATTCAAAATCAAGACCACTATTACTTGCAGATGTTACACCATGACTTCCAGTTAGTTCTATCCACTCTGGCTTCTTATTCTCTACATATACCTTAATCCGGTCTATCTTAAATCCCTGTATACAATAGAATTCCTCGACTATCTTATGATCCTTTATTGCAGACCTCAGCTCTATCTTCGCCTTTATTATATCAGGCATGTTAGAACTATTAGTAGGAAGCCAATAACGATCTGAGTTATTTTCCCCCTTAGCAGTAATTATCACCCTATACCTGAACCATCCAGCCTTCTTAGTACTCTCAACTGCTGATTCTACTTTGATATTAAAAAACTCTTCAAGCCTTCCACTCTCTAGGACAATACTATTCCTAGGTATATTCTCATCTACTAAGAACTCAAACCAATGCTCAGCAATATCTTGGTTATCTGTATTCTCAAAAGTCTTTCCTGACCAGTCAAACATATAGAGCCTCTTAAGACTATTATCATTCTCCTTTAAGAAATACTGAGTTGAGCTAGTAAGGGTAGAATAAGAGCTAGATGATGTATCCCTTGCCATAACCAGATCAAGCTTACAAGATCCAGCACTTGCATACATAACATCTCTCCAGTTTGTATTGTCGATCTCACCACTAGTCGGAGCTCTCTTGAATGTAATACTACCTATTTCAATTTCTGTCTCAGTACTAGGCATGTCATAAGAAGTAATTGATATCTTCCCCGACTCACCAACTGTCTCTACTATCTTTCCAATCCGTCTATCTACAAAGTTGACAGATTCATTAAAGAAACTATAACTACAAACCCAAGTATTATATCCCTCTACTAGTTTCTCGGATATTACATAGTAGTCTGATTTCTTCTTACCAATTATACCATCTAAGTGACCTACAAAATTACCTTTACTGTTTTTCTCAAGGCTATTTGTTCTAGTGAGATCTCTGATGGCAAGAGGTAGTGATGGTCCCTGTACACAATAGAACTGTATCTTATTGTTAGGGCCAAGACTGATAGTACATGACATTAAAGTACTAGTACCACCTGACATCGGAAACCAAGATGAGCTTGTATTTTTTTCTTTAGTTCTTATCTGTATTGAATAAGGATGTGCACCACTCTTAGCTTCTTCATCTAGCTTAGTAATAATCGTACCGAAATATTCATCCCACTGTGGAGAACTTGGTATAATTTTAATACTTTTCGGATCAACTCTCTTCTTAAGCTTTACTACAATTTCATGATACCTAGTAAGACCACTTCTTGATGTACCTACTGCATTACCTTCACTATCAAATAGAAATACATGCTTTCCACCCTCAAATAGGTTAGTAGTGGTACTTGGTTTACCCCATGTTGAGTACTGATATAGGTTAATCTTGTTTGACACTAGTGGAACAGGTAGACCCTCTTTCATCTCATCTTTAAAATAGAGTTCCCCTTGAAAACTAGTAGTAGATGAATCCTCAACCCCAATATACTCAATAGTCCTGTTATCGACTATCTTGAATTTTTCTTGATCAATATTACCTAGTCCTTTTAATACTACATTACTTAGATCACCTTTTACGTTCTCCTTCTGTAGTATAAACTTTCCCTCCTTTACTTCATAGAGGTCATATACACACTCACCACTTAAAGTAACAGTTCCAGAAGTGGTAGGTAAGTAATAGTTCTGAGTTCCATCGCTATCCCTATAACCTACTAAGTTACTTGAGTAGATATTGATTTTCTTGTATCTCTTATAATAACTACTACTAAATATCTTCTTACCATCTTTATTCAGGTAGGTAGGAATATTATTAGTACTTATCCTATTTCTGACGTATTTTAGATATGAATTCTTAGAAACTAGCTCATCTTCTCTACCATCAGCTACAAATATATTAGTACCTACCACATTAGACTTACTCTCTAGGTATTTCTGATTCTTACCTTCTACCCTACTTACAATATTAGCAAGCATGGTGAGAGGAAACTTGACTGTAATATGATTCAATCCACTACCTGTTAAGTTAAGCATTGAACTATCTTCACCGTACAATACTAATGCAGGGCCCTCTACTACTTCATACAAGCTATCTTCAAATAAGTAGATAACAAATGGATTACTACCTGTCTCCTTTCTCAGCTCTTTAGTACCTGGGAAAGTAAGGTCCATAGTTTTTCTCTCATCATCCCAGATATAATTAAACTTACCTGATACTACCTGTCTCTGAGAATTTACATCAAGTAGGAGGTCTTTTTTCAACAGTGCACAAACTTTATACTCACTAAAGCTCATTGTTATACCCACTGTTCCAAGCCTACTCAAGAAAGACTCGCTAAATTTTATTTTCATATACTACAAATAATTTACAAGACTACCAAGCCTATAGAACACCAGACCACAGAGACCACCAATTATCTCAAAGTCCGTCAAGGAAGTAGGAAGAGTATTTCGCCTAAAGTAAGCTAAGAAACTCCTCTGCAAGTCTAAGATACTGTTAGTTGAATTAATGCTATTGTCTATCATCAACCTCTTTCTATTACCAGGTACCTTATATTCCTTAAGTGCATCTAAGTTGTTATAGTATGTACTTAAATAATCACTAGCTCCTGATGTCATGAACTTTCCATCACTGTCGAATAATGTATAAGTGATTTCGCTCAGTCTATCAGGGTTTGGGTTCTTTATAATTAAGACTTGATTATTTATAAACATTACGCCACCTAACTCACTAGACCTGATAAGTACTGCCTTGGTCATATTAGTTAGGATCTTTATATCTATTGTTGGGTGACCTATTATAAACCACTCACCTCTTTTTCCCTCTACATTAATACTGCACTCACTGCTATACCTACCTAAATCAAAGTGGATATCCGTTAGCTCTGGAATTGACTTCTCCGCCTCTTCCTTAGTTGCGAATATTAGTTTCTTAGTAGTTCTGACTTGGTTCTTGATGTCTAATGGGTCAAGCAAGGCAAGATCATCCCCAAAGTTCATCCACCCTGCATTATTGTCATTATCCCGGTTATCCTGCAAGTCAAGATTAAACACTTTCCTCACTACCTCACCAGTTTCATTGTTAGTGTGAGCAGTTTGTACTAAGTTTCCAGAAAAGAACTCAATCTTACTTTTATAGTTGATATCATAGCTCGGTAGTCTATAAACACTACTATTAAGGATAAGTCTCCCTGTGTTGACTGGATTAGTGTACATAACCGTATTCCCTACTAAGTTCTTTCTAGCGAGTGAATAGATTGAGTAGTTATTTCCTATATTCCATACATACAATGCTGGATCACCCTTATAGAAACCGAGCTGATAATTACCAAATGCGTTATTGAATCTATCTACATGCAGGTTCTTATTAATGCAAAGTTTGGTCTTCTCGATTACCTTATTGTTTCTGTCAAGTATAAATGAGTTAGTGTCGGAGAAAATATACTGACCTCTTCCACTTACAGTACTATAGATTCTGTTAGTATATAGTGGCCTTTCTACGTGACCTACTTTCTCCTTCGCACTACTTACACTTGCATAGTTCCAGTTCTCAGTTCCCCTTAAGTCTCTCTTGCTTAGATTTGCAGTACTACTTAAATTATCGAGGAGGTTTAATTTTTCTGTATCAAATAAGAGCTGGTTGTCAAAGCCAATATAGATATGAAGATTTCTAACATAGTAGTTCTTCCTAATCATATACTTGCCAGACTCTGTAAACACACTACTACCTTGTGGCTCTAAGAATGTTGAAAATCCAATGGGGACTAATTCGAATCCTCCATTACTACATAGATATACAATTACATTAAAACCATCAGGGCCAACAATATTATCCTTCCTGTTACTTACTATGAAGTCAGAATAATACTTACTACTGGGATCTGTTGACCTATTTACTTCTGATACATTATATACAAGTTCACCCGAGTTATTCTTTATCTTCAGGATCTTCTCAACTGCTTCATGAATACCTCGCTTATCTGGCGTCTTGCTAAGTAGGGGTAAGAAATTTGACTTGCTAATACTGATACCGTCTACGTACAGATCATTAGCTCTCTTACTGAAAGATTCTGTGTTATATACAAGTACATACTCACAGTCAACCAACTTACCTGCACCTAACATATAAGTATTATAAATTTCCATACGTTACTGTACAATTACTAATTACACATTCATCAATCTCAGAATCATCAGGAATAACTCTAAGTATGTTATCAATATACTCAACGCTAACCTCATTATTAATTGGTTTAATGAAGTTATTTCCTGTATATCCTACTATCTCTTCTGGTGTATCTGGGAACTTAAATGCCTCAAATACCATGTTGTGACTATATATCTGATCGCCCTTTGAATACTTAATACTCAAGTCAACCTTAGCAGAGATACCACCAACAGAGGCCTTCTTAAATAGATTCTCAAGACTTAATGTACTTGTATACTGATCTGGTCCTACTAAGTCCATTGTTACTGAATCATTTAAGATATCAAATACCAGCTCAGATGAATTGTACAAGTACACAGTTTTACTTTCTTTCATATTTTTGAACATTTGTATTATGTCCGAGTGTTCGACTTTATAACTCTCTAGATCTGATTTTATACTGTCGGTGATTTCTTTTCCTGGGCTGACCATGTAATAACCAGTTTCTAGCATCTTATCATCACTACTAGCTACTGACCTCCTAAGCTTCCTATCACCGTCTATATATTTCCTATCCGCAATATTCCAACCACGACTACCTAGCTTATTGAATAACTCTGACGTAGTAATTGGGCGGTAAGGACTATTGTAATTATCGTACCTGAGTAATCCATTTGAGGTACTATCTACAATAATATCTCCCGCCACATATACGTCAGAAATACCCTCACTACTTATGTCGAGCTTTTTCTTAATCTTAGCCATGTACTGTAATCTTTGTAATGTTTGATTCTGCACCGTTACTCTTTGGCGTCACTCTTATTGTAAGCCTCTCATAACCATCAGAAAACGATAGATCACAACCTAGGTCAGAATTAGGTGATAGACTAACTGTGTAGGTGTTACCAGATGACTCAACAGTTTCGGCAATATCACTAACATTGACAACGATAGTATCTTTCCTACTTTCTGTTCCTTTAACCGTTAGTGTATCTATCTGTATTGACTTATGTATATATATCATTGGTGGAATTCCAGTAATGCCAGGGAAATCTCTAGGCCTCAATGTAACCTGATTTACCCCCTTGCTAAGAATTACATTACTATTTATATCCTTAACAAATTGCTGATAATAACAAGACTGGAATATTGCCTTACTGTTACCACTACTCAATGAAAATATAACACTATTATTTTTGTCATCGAAGGAAACACTTAGTACAATATCAGAATCAGAACAACCTACTTTATAACTAACCGCTGTCTTTGCTTTCAACAAGGTACCAAGCTCCACTGTAACATCATGAACTCTAAGAAATCCCTGAAGATCAACAGTACTAATAGTGAAAGTAGTTGGTACTTCGTCTAAGGTCTTATCTGATTTTACTAGGCTATTAAGTTTTCCGTATGGTATTTCAATCCTACTAGAATTACTTGGAATATCTAGACTCTTAAATCTGAAGTTATTAGACATTACTAGTTGAAGCTTTCTATACTTCTCTATTTCGCTAAGATAATAACCCCTTACCTGACTGAGCTCCTTCTGAATATTAGGATCAACACCATTAGACATCCAAGTAGTATTTTCGGGAATTGAAAACCTACCATCACTACTAATTACATATCTATACAATGTTGTCACTGCTAGGTTAGATATCTTAGTTAGCTCCTGTATTCTGGTAATACTTGGATCACCGCTAGATACACTATCAGAATCTATATATGTATACTGCCTAAGTACATACCTAATACCAGTCTCACCATCGGTACGTGGCAAGATTTTCTCTACCTCACTATTAGGATCAACATTAAATATTGCATTATTCAAGTCACTCTTACATAATATTGCATCGAGTGGATTTGTATAAGTACTTACATCCTCTGTACTTGCGAAACTGGATGAAATTATTTTAAGATCACTAGTTATTCTGTTACTGATGAGTCCTTGTTCATTATAACCGGACATGTAAGAAGAAAGAATACTGTCCAGAGATACTGCAGACAAGACACAATCTTTTTTCATTGCACCTTTCTTATACTCCTCCAGACTTGTACAATTATTTCCTACATAGACTTCAAAATAATCGGGACTAGTACGTGGTATGTTTCCTTTAGTTGTCTGTAGTACCTTGTAGAGTACCTCACTATCAAGTACAAAATCACCAGGTTCAAACTCGACGTTAGAATTATACCTGTAGATTCCCTTAATACTTTTATTATTTATTATCATATCCTATAAAAATCTTATAGTTCCCTTCATAGATACTAGCTGAACCTGCTGGATGTTCAAAACTGATAATGATATCGTGCTTACCTGTCAAGTTCTTCTCCGCTAAGGAACCATACTTACTAATACCCGGTGTTCCCGTATAATCACTCCCCGGTATTGGTTTATTATTATCGTCTACCACTCCCTTGATTAAATATGAATTAAGAGATACATACGGAACTGTTGTGCCTGGGATATAAAATCTATTCTGTGTAGGACTTAATGTACCACCAGATAATAAGTCAGTATCATCATCCTTTAGTATCTTAATCTTAGGTACCTTATGCTGTTCTGATGCGATAGTAAACTTAACAGAACCTCCATAATTTGTAGACTCTGAATAACTACTTACTTCAAATCCATCAAACTTAGCAATATTTATCGTATAGACTCTAGAATTAAGCTCCACTGTGTAGATAGGAAATGCATTTTTCTCAACCAGGTCATCTACATAGAGGCTAGTAAACTCAAGGTCACTAAATTTCTCAGTGCTTAACCTTCTCTTAATAAATTCACCGGTCTTAGGTAAGATACTAGATTCTGACTCATATGGATCGTAGTAGTTAGAAACAATACTACCAAATTCATACTTATTCGGATCTACTAGCAGTTTGAATGAGAAGTTATTACCCGTCTCAACTACAAATGCGTTCTCACTGGTTGAATTTCCTGAGGAGTCCATAAAGTTTCCATCATACCCAACAGGCTTATCATCTACCATCATAAGACCAAATGAATATCCACTAGGGTCAAGACTTTTATAATTCTTTCTAATCGTATCAAACATAGTGGTATCTAGTGGATGTCTGAATTTAGTATAGAAATCATTATCATACATACTTCTTGGCTTTGTACCGTTTATTTTAAGATTCACAACTGGTACTACACTATTCCTCTTCAGTACTACATTGATAAGATAATTACTAGACTCTAATACCTCCATCACACTAGGAGTATTTGTATCTGCACTTAATAATTCAAAACCATCAGGGGCAGTAAATTGAATTGCTTTCCATTCCTCTTCACTACCTATTCCATGATACCCTGCACTGCTTTCTAAGTCCAGATTTATTACTAGGTTCCCATCAAAATAAGACCCACTCAACTTATAATTATCCAATAGATCAGACCTACCACTCATACTAGAAGAGCCGTTGACTATAAAATTATTGACTAGCTTATTATCACCTTCATACAGTCTTACTTCTTTTTCGTAGTTATGCCTATCTGCAAAAGTGATATAATCAATGCAATAATTTCCTAAGCTAACTGGAATACTTAATGTTCTCTGTCCATCCTGTATTTCAAAATCCTGTTCTAGTATTGTACCACCATCGCCAGGAGTCACTACCACTGATATTTTCTTCTTGTGGTAATCCTTAAGTCTGCCTTCTAAGATCCACTTATCGCAACTAATGCCTGGTATGTTTCCTATATTATTATCAACTAGTGAGACCCAATAGTAACCATCATACTTACACCTACTGAGCATGCTGTATGAAAAAGCTGGATTATAGACTGTACTTACTATCTCCATCCAACCTCCATCTATACTAGGAGGACTTGGTGTTTTCTGTCTTAGTAAGCTTGTATATGTCTGACCACCTACTACTACTTGAGCGTTCTTAGTAAGTACCCAAGACTTTCCCTCATACCTAACCTCACTGCCAGTTTCATAGCACTTAGTTGGGTCATAGTTAATATCTTTATCTCTCTTAAGGGGTGCCCAGATAAGTTTCAATGCTAATCTCGGCTTGTTAGATACTGGTGGATCACTAGTATCTTTTAGTGCGACATAGAGTGAATCTGTGTTATACTCTATTATACTGCCCTCCTTATATACTCTCCTTGGTTCATACCTATTGAGATGATTAAACCTTCCTAAGAGTGATGATAAGATAGGATGTTTATTAATCTTCTTATTACCTAAGATTGTATCACTGTTCTTATCTACCACAATATCAGTTCCACCAAGAGATCCTACTATATCTACCTTATGATCTATCTCTTTTTTCTTGTCATTTCTCAATAAGTACTGACATAAGTTTCTCTCTGGATTATCACTCCCAGACCACATGAGATGAGATAAGTTGATATTACTAACTTTACCATCCTCACTTAATACAAGCCATAATAATTTCTTACTCTGTGCCTCATCCTTATCTAGCCCTATACAAACCTTCCATGTAGAGCGTAGTACAAAACTTCTTAAGCCCCCTACCGTTTCTAGTTCCAGTTCTGTCAAGTCTAGGTAGGTATCATATAGGTAAACAGTATTATAACCACTAGGAATATTGATCATTGTTAAGGTTTGATTGTTAATGTCAATACTTCCAAAATAACCATACAGTTCCTCCTTACTTACTTTTGAGCCCGTTGGAAAAAATGTAGACTCTATCTTCTCTAAGTCATCTATACTAGGACCTACTACCTCTCTAGACTTCTCCGATAGATAATTAATAGAAGGGTCACTGTTAAACTTATACTTGCTTGGAATAAACTTTAAACCATACTCAGCAAAATCACTAATCCCTAATAAGCTTGACCTACTTGCATGAACCTGTACTAAACTCTTATCTAGGTCTTTAGAATTTTCAAGCACTACAAAAGTTAGTTCACGCAAGTTATCTTTATGTTCTACTATCATAATTATTCTGCTATATGATGCTGGTAATATATCCCACCGTGACCTAAGTGATTAACAATACTACCCTCTAAGTTAATACCAGCACTATTGATTATAATTTCAAGAGACTCAAAATACAGTAATGTCTTTAAGAAATCCTCCATTGCACTACAGAATAAATCTTTCCCCACCAAGATCTCACCAATCTCAATACTAATACTCCTAGCTGTATAGTTGATCTTTGACTTATCTGAATCAATCACACCATAGTACAAGAGATAATCAAATACCTTATAAGTACCTTTGACACTATAAAATAATGTCGCTAGGTAATTGATATTGCTACTATAATCTTCACTGGTCTGATCATCTCTCTTCGGTATACATAAGCCTAGGAATCTCTTAACTGGATCATTACTTAAGCTCCATTGAAAATCACTAAAAGAATCTATCTCATCTACTGCCTGCTCACCATAAGACGTCATCATCTGGTAAAGCTGCTCGATGATCTTAATTTCCCTTAAGTGTTTTGGTATATATATTTTCATCCTACTTATTAATTACTTGGTGTATGTGAGACAAGAGTACTAACATTGTAGGTAATATCAAAGTAAGAAATGATTGGATCTATATCTGACATCTCTACTACCTGACCCCTAGAATCTAAGAATGTAATACCAAGACTATTTATTCTTTTAATATTACTAAACTTACTGATCAATGACTTAACCTCTTCTATTGTTGTATCATTGAAGACAGTATTAAACTTTCTCTCATACGTACTCTTTAAGATACTACCAATACTACCATTCAAGTCCTCAGTACTGTTTCTGTAAAGTTCTAGTGATATATTAAACTCCGCTGTATATCTATCTCCCTTTTCGACTTTGATATTCTTAGTAATGATATAGTATGCCTGCTCCTTCTCAATAAAATCAGAAATACTACTAACGCCTTTACCTGGATCATCACTAGTATCGGGAATCAATCTACTCTCATCTTTTGGTATGTAGTAGATTTTAAGTTCACTACCAGAATTATTACCCAGCGTATTGAAAACATAAGAAGTACCTCCATTCTTTACGTACTGTGGGAAGTTCTCCTCTAAGATAGTACCAATGTCATTATTACTACGTACCATACTATTTACATACCTATTTCTATTCGCCTTGTAGTGAATTGTGTTTAGATCATCCCTGCCTACTTCCTTAACAAAACAAAGACCACTGCCCTTACTTGATTCACTATACATATTAGCCGTGAGCCAGGTATCATTAAATCCTACTAGTTCTGCACCTTTATAAGATAGTCTGCGAAGCTCTGATTGGTTATAGTCCTCCAATCTAGACCACTCAAAATATGTTGCGCTGATCCTTGTGTTAATCTCAATACCCACTGAATCACTCCTATCTGTTCTATCAAGGGTACTAAAATAATTGGCTGTATATATTCTACTACCAAAACTAGGAAGCGTCAGATCAAATACATACTTACTTGGCTTTAGTATGTGATCAGCAAAATTTCTAGTCACCTCAGCCTGTTCACCATTTACCTTAACTAGTACATCATTGCTTAAGTTATCAATGGGACAATCAATGTAGTATGTATTTCTAGTATTAACCATCTTATCCACTTGATGTATAGTAGGGGATATTAAGCAGATGATAATATAAGACTCAGTACTAACACTAGGCTTTAATGTAACACCACTATAGATAAACTCCCCCGGATATTTTTCAGGGTTAAGATTATCTAGGCCTGATAGTTTAGTATAATCAACTTCACTAGACCCGCCCCTATTCATACTACTTTCTTCCTGGCCACTACTCTCACTACTACTGCTAATAACACTACTGCTTATTACATTACTATCTCTCACTGACCTGCTACTGCTACTTAATCCAATATTAGAACTAGGTTGAATCAGCTTATAGTAACCAAGATAGTATACACCGAAACTTGAACTCTGTTGTATTAAGTCAAACGGTTTCAATGTCAGATAAGAGGTAGGACGAATTTTCATAACTACCCTAGGACATAAACCCCTGAATACACTGTACATATTATCCATACAGTGCTGAATCTTTGAATTGATAAGACTAGATTTCTCAAGGCTCGATTCCTGTAAGTAAGCAATATTCTCTACTTCACTGATATATGACGCATTTGCCAATAATTGTACAAGCACCTCAATACTATCACCTGTATATCCTAAGTTCTGGGCAATTGTGTAGTACTTGTTAATGTAATCCTGTAAATTTCTCATACTATAAATTAATATCTACTGTGTCCTTGGTGCTGTTAATACTCACCATTACACGAGCATTAGATGGACCTACTAATTCAACACTGTCAATCTTCATAGTGTAACCAGGTAGGCCCATTCTCTTGTTTATATTCTCTACTAGTAATTGTAATCTTGACTCAATTGCCCCTAGTAGCTCGTCCTTGTGTATATTAGAAGTGATGATATTAAAACCCACCGCACTGTTAGGTATGTCACCACTAAATATTGATATGTTCAGCCTTAGTAAGTCTAACATGTATAGTTCAACCTTACTAGTACTCGAACCACTGCTTAATAAATATTTCTTCATACTACTACAACTTTTCCACATACCGCAACACCAGTGCTACTAAGATGAGTCGCTGGGTAGGTTGGCGGTATTATACTATTAAGCCAGACTAAGATACTACTACAAATACCCTCCCATGCAATAATCTGGGCTGACTTATTTCCGTCCCCTATCATACTATATAAGTCAGGGACAATTATTCCAGGTCTAAATGCTGGAGTAGGAGAAACTGGCACTACTAGACCAGGACTACTCGAAATCATAAGACCACTCACTATGTTAGACTCCAATGACTCTAACCAATCTTTTAATGTAGTTCCGATTGGGGGAGCTACGTTTCCTATTACACCTACACTGTCACTAACTATGTCCGGCTTACCACTAGGATCAGTACCTGTATAAGAAATAGAAATCTTTACGTTCCCTACTAAGTACTCCGTCACTGCACTACTTATCGCAATGTTGGAAATATTAGGTGTGGAACTATTATAACTGCTGCCAACATTACCCACCTGACTGTTGAGATGAGAAATGATTAGACTAGCAAAACTACTCTTCGACATAAACTTAAGATGAATAAAAAAGAATACAGTACACGAATCAATATCATGTTCTGTATTCTCTATATGAAAAAAGACAGTTAATCTACAACTATAAAGAAACTAGGGCACTTCACCTGCAGAATTGTTAAGTTTATCAAGAATTCTAAGTCCATGCACTCTTCTGTCACCGCTCTGAACTGATGCTCCCCTAGTCTTAAAATACTTACTTAGGTCAGTTGCCTTTGCTTTTACTTTATACTTCAATTCCCTATAAATCTTATTTAGGGTGTCTTTAATATAGACATTTGTATAAGCTTTACCTACTTCAAAAGATGATACTACTTTTTCAGCCACAATAGACATATCAAACCCTTTAACACTAATTAAGTTATCCAAAGTTGTAAGTCTATACCCACAAGCCTTACACTTCTTTGGGCCGAGAATCGTAAGATAATCATAGAATCTTTTCTGTAGCAAGAGAGGTGCGATAGTAGCTAATTCGTCATCTGTTAATCCATATTCACATACAAACTTAAGACGACTCTCCCTACCTTCTACTTTACTATACCCATCGAAGAAATCATGGATCAACTCCTTTTCCTCATCTGTGTAATCAACTATACTAACACCCAAGCGAGACCTTATATAACTTACTATATCCTCTTGTGAATCATATAACATCTCATTCACTAACGATTCAGGACTTCCAGTATAAACCTTCTCTATTAGATCCCAGTTCCTATTAATTAAGTCCCTGAATTTTTTATAGTATAACTTAAAAGACTTATGCTTTAACTTGCTATAGAGATTCATAATATCATCCCTAGTTTGAATACTATTGAGGAGACTTACCACTTCATCATCCTTATAGAACATCTCTGCCCTACCATCAAATTTCTTATCTGCCAGGTGATGATGTAGTCGCTTTTCACATTCACGATCAAACCCAGTACCTGTAAACACCTTGAAGACTTTAAAGAATGGATTACAACAGTGATAGTCCCTTACTCTTCTATTAAAGTCCTCTGTATAACCGATTTTGAAAATCCTAGTGAAATTTGTAATATTATCAAAGTTATCACCTACTATCATCTCAATTACATAGATCATTCTTTGTCTCCTTCTTTTTCTTCTTCAATATTAAACTTCTTACCTAGTATTTTAAAACCATTAGACCTGCTGCCATCAGATTCTTGCACAGAGGTTCTTCTTAGTTCAAAATACTTACTCAGATCACTAGCTTTTGCAGATGCCCTATAATCTATTCTTCTATAAGCATCAGACATCATAGACTTAGCTAAAGAATTTGAATAAGTCATTCCTACTTCGAACGTGTTATATAATTCCCCCACTAATACTTTATCATCAAAACTATTAACATTTAGGAAATCATTTATCCTACCTAAGTTATAACCCTTTGCCCTACAATTCTCTGGTCCAAGGGTTGTCAAGTACTCCTTAAATCTCTTGTCTGGTAGTAGGTCAAGTAGAGGCTCTAATTCACCACCATTGAAATAATACTCACATACATACTTCAATCTCTGCCTCCTATCTTTCATCGCCTCATACTCCTTAAAGAATTCAGTATAGTTCTCGGCAGTTCCAATATTACTTACCTTACCAAGTTCATTGAAGACTGTAAAACGATTCGCATAATCAACCTGCTGCATTTCAAAAGATCTAAGTTCTGCTACTCTGACTAGTTTATTAAGAACTGGTACAAGCTTAATACTGCCATCGGGATTCTTTACTTGATTAACAGATACATAGTTCTTCTTATAATGCCCGTACTTAGCGTTATCTTGAAAAACTTCGGATAAAGCCTCCTGCTCACTCAGATCACTCTTACTAAATACACCTAATAACTTCTCTGTCTTCTCTGTTTTCTTTGCTATCTTTTTATTGAAATACTCCTCAGATACTACATTACTGTCTAAGACTGGCCTAAAGAATAGTGTTGCTTCATTCTTCCAGGGGTTTTCTTTTAACCTCTGACGCCCTAGGATCTGGGGTAAGTCAAGGGTAATATCAACTGCAAGGGTATCTATATTGGCATCACTAATTATAAAACTCCTAGCATTGTCACTGTAGAAGTCAGCCCCTAAGTATACAGTCCTGGTACAGAAGGTAAACATTTTTCTAGGCTCATCCCTCAAAGGAACCCTACCTATGTTAAACTTTCTACCAAGTCTTTTCTTTACCTTCTTCTCGTTTTCCTGTGTATTGGCAACGAGAATATTTACTTGTCCCGGAGTTAGGCCAGCTCTCTTAATAATACTGGTGATGTTATTGACTGAGTTGACATAGAATACTGCCTCCTTAGATACTATTTTCTTAACATCCTTTTCGTTTTCGCTGTCCGGATCTCTTACATACCTATATTCAAACTTGCCCCCTAGATATGACTTGATTATTGGGCCAGCCTCTGCATAAACTGATACTAAGTTCTTAACAGTTAGCTTTGGTTGATCTATCCTGTTATGATCTAATGTACACCAATCAAGCTCATAGTATGGAAGGTCCTTGAACTCCTCCAACATATCCAAGTATTTCTTTATCATTGGAGTTGCACTGACATAACATACTTTCTTAACGCCCTGTAAGTGATCCATGAACTGCATCTCTGTATCAGACTTGAACTTACTGTCAGTGAAGATACTCTGAAATTCGTCTACTACCACCCTGAAGTCAACATTGCTATAATTGAACTTAAGTATATCCTTAACAAGCCTATAGGAATCATAGGTAACAAGGATCTTTACCGGTTTCTCATCAAACAAGCACTTATTAACGTAACCTGTCAACTTCTTCGTCAGTTCCTGAAAGAAATTTTCCTTCGCCTTTTCCAGCTCCTCCTTTTTCTTCTTAATCTTCTCCTTGTCTTCGTAATTACTATACCTGGGTCTTTCAACCTTAGTAAGGTCTTTATCAGTTTTCGGATCTCCTTCAAATTCATTAACCACTAAGAAAACTTCATCCTTGTGCTGTTCATACTTGTTCTGGAGAAGAATCTTTCTAGGACTACATAAGATTACATTTTCCTCATTCCTAATACAATACTCTGTAAATCCACATCCTGGTATCTGTTTGTTCAGGATATGGGGGAAGTCATGAAGCTTAAAGTCAGGTATATCTGAAACATACCTATAACCAGCCGGTACTTCTGCAATGATCACTCTCCCGCGATCTTCTGTTTCTACTACTTTCTCTAGCATACTTACTATTTTTATTATTTGTTAATTATTCTCTTCTAACTTGGGCTTTCACCCCAAGCTAAGCCCCGCACACAAGAGACTCCCTTCGGTCACTCTTGCAACGGGTCTATATCTCACTAGTAAGTATTTTAGATGGTATAACTTGCAAAAATGTAATTTATTGGAGAATATATCGTAATATTGCTAAGTAAATATATATACCTCGAAAAAATAACACTTTTTATTGGCATCGATTTATGGTCTCCGCTCTGCTCCGCCCCTAAATCTCAAACTGTGTATTCATCCCCTCTACTTCAAGTTCCTAGGCGAAGCCCTCAATACCGAACCGACGACTTTAGGAGGAGTGTGAAGGTTTGAGCAAAGAGCGAGAGGCTAGGGTGAC